ATAAAACGGAACCTAGAATGATTTATGAGTATCCCCATCCGTCAAATGTGGATACGCGGACGTATCGCGATAAAAATGATGTTTGTTACGGATATTCTGCGAAGGAGGTGAACTGTGACCAGAATGAAGCGACGATTCGGCCATATCCTGTGCAGACCTAAGGACGCTATAAGCTCTTGTCTAAAGGCGCTAAGCCTTTGACCTAAGGGCGCTATAAGCTCTTGTCTGAAGGCGCTAAGCCTTTGTCCTAAGGGCGCTATAAGCTCTTGTCTAAAGGCGCTAAGCCTTTGACCTAAGGGCGCTTAGGAAAGAATCTCTTTCTCTGTCCAATAATCGCCCCAGTTCTCGCCTTCTCCTGTTCCTCCTCCGTAATCACCGAGGTCGTAGGATTCGTGTCCGCCGCCGCCTCCGCAGCCGATCCTTCGCGGAACTGGTAGCGGAGTGTTTCCAGGGCGAGACCCACAGCATTTTCTCCCGTCCACTTGGAAGGATCCAGGCACTCCTTCGTCCGCTCACCCACACCTGTACCCGAAGGACCTGGGCGCACATCGGCAAACACGAGGGCGTCCGTTCCAGTCTTCAAGAGTTTCTCCTTGAGTTCGGGATGCTGTTGATACACCGCAGTTAAGATGCGCAACCAAAGACCTTTTACGTCCTTTGGTTGCTTTTCCAACTTCTTCGTAAAGAATTGAATGGAGCGCGTAGAGCGTGTATTCATGATCGCCTTTTTCATCTGTTCCAAACCGGCTTCCGATGCCCGCTGATACTCGTACGCCTGGTAGGCCGACGAGTACCGCACGGAATCTACTGTGAAGTCAGTCGGCCAGAACGGCGACAGAAACCCATTATTGTCATCATCCACCTCACGGAAGATTCTCGCCCAGCGCCCATCACGAAGTTTCTGCCGAACAGCCGCATCCGAGGGTACCGACTCTTCCATGGGAGCATCCACATCCTGGCCAGGCAGAGCATCAGGGCTGTCCACATAGGTTCCGTATAACTTCATAAAGGGGTGCTCAAGAACGGTTAGGCGATACAAATTCTTTGAGTAAGGATCGTCATGTTTGAACAATCTGCGAACCTCGTATTTGTCATCAATGTCATCAAATAGAACCTCCCGAACCTGGGGATTCGGCAGGGCCTGTATGCCCCGCGTACCATAGCGGACGCGGGTAAGAATCTGGTCGGCCTCACTCACAGCCTTCTGAGCAGCAAGGACCGGCTGGACGGCACCTGTTGTACGATAGGTCTGTACCGCCTTTCTGAGAGTGGCGAGGGCACCTTCATACTCCTCATCAGCCAATCCAAGAGCATCCATGCGATCCTGGTCCATCGTTTCTCGCACCAGAGGATCGTGCGGAACGTAGGTTCTCAGAATGATCGTCTGGTCCACTGCCCCCGTAGAAGTACGAATTTCCATATTTCCAGCATCATTGTAAGTATATATTCTGTCATTGTCAGTTGTGCGCCCGGGCACAAGATTACCTCTGGTCCTAGGGGCACCGAGACTCTTGTAGAATTTCTGAATGAGTTTCGTTTTTTCCTCAGGATAAGGCGGAATTTCCCGTATGAATTCCCCGAGATCTATTGCCGGTTTCACAGGAGTTTCAGCCATCTCTAGTCGCTGGATATAAAAGTTAGAGACTAAAGTTTCTAAATTTTATTTCGCTTAATCAAGCCTCATTCTTCCGACTCGGACTCTGTGGCCCCCCCTACTTCGGGCCCCACATACGTGTACTTAGGTATGCCCGTCTTTTTCATTTCCTTCGTATCAAGAATGTAGTACCCAGGCTTCATATCTCCGTGATTAATTGCCGTCTTGGCGATACTTTTTGACTTCTTTTTAGGAGGAAGAGGATGTACCAGTCCGTCCGGGAGCTCAGAATTCGCAGCGACTGCCGTCACCACTGCTCCCACTGCTCCAGCCGGCTCACTAATAAAGAAGAGTGTCAGACAATACGAAAAGGCCCCCCAGAAAATACAGAAGAGCCAGAACGGAAAAATGGTGTGTTCGTTGGAAATCGTGCCGAACTCCTTCCACTGCCCCTTCTCATCAAACATGAGGCTAGGTCGGAGAAGTAGAATTACCACGACCCCTGTTAAATATAGAATTCCTGCGAAAAGCAGAGTCTTCATTCTGTATTGTAGAACTATTGTATTTATAATGAAACCCATACATCTGGATATAAATTAAGTAACTCATCATCGTACGAGAAATATTTTTTGGGACGAACTACTTTACCATCTAGCCCACATCCTAATACTGCTCCCCACCAACTATATGTTGAATTCGCGATAACTGCCCCAGATTTACACTTACTCATTGCGTACAAGCATTCTAACTCATCCGAGGAATCATAATATTCTATTGGTAGTGTTGTGCTCCATTCCTGTTTTTTACAATATTTGATGTCATCCGAAAAAATATACCATTTTTTTAAATTTGTGTTGGCCTCTTGAACAACTTTTATTCCAGCACTGTAATAATTACTATCTAGATTATTGAAAGCTCCCTTCCACATACCCTTTACATAATCTCCACGCCGAACATGTATAAATCCAGAGTCGGCATCAATTTTAACAGAATATTTAGTTGATAGGACCGATAAAATATTTTCACGTACCTCGGGAATGACCGATCTTATTGTCGTTAAAGAATGAAAAAAGGAATTTAATATAATAATATTTGTATGGGACGGAATATCTTCTATTTTCCATACGTTTAAATGAACACCGTTTAATGAATACACATTCTCTGTTTTTTTAGCTGGAAGTCTATTTGTAATGTGAGTATTTTTAAAAAATGGGCGATAATTTTTTGTTACACTTTTATCATTGTACAAATATATAGGAAAATTAAATACTTTTTGAGTTGCTATACATGCAGCATAAATGAATAATTGATTTCCTAGACCAAACTTTAGTCGTCCAATAATACCATTTGTCATTGGTTTTTTATTGCGACGTGTTTTACGTATTAGTTTATTTAACATAAACTACCTATTCATTACTAATATTAATTTCTAGTTTAGTAATCATCTTCTGCCACTTGATGATTCTCATATCCTCCCTCGGCCCCCAGTTCTACCCCCGTATCCACCAACTCCGTAAACCCCATATCCGTGCGCTGTAGGCGCTCCTTTTCGTACTGTTCAGGATCGTAGGCATAGATCGCCTTTGTTCCGCCGACGGCCCACTCCTTCAGACCCAACTTCTTCACCATCTTTGCCACGGCCTTTTCCTCCGGGCTCAGATTCTCAAACCGCCGAATGAAAGAGAGCTTCTCTTTTTCGTCCCGCTGGTTGATTAGCGCCTTGATTTCATCATCCGTGAAGCGGAGACCCTCCTTGTCCAATTTCTGAATACAGACGTCCAGGATTTGTAACAGGTGTCTTGGATCACTACTGCTCGTCTCTTCACTATAGCCCCCAGGGGGCGTGAAATTCGGATTGATGAACTCCGCAAGAATTCCACCAAGAAGAGCCGTAGTAAGATAGGGAAATCCGATGTTCCCCCCAGGAATATAGGCCCCGCGAATGTATTTTTGGAGGATGGTTGTGGCATCGGCGAGTCTGGTGCGCGCCCACTTCATCTTCTCCTTCGTTGTCCCCGTGACCCGATCCTTCAAGCGATTCAGAAACTCCAGGTGGTTCGCGATATTCATATTAATGTCGTCCTCGAGCCCCTCGTGTACCTTGTAGTTTTTCGGCACCTTGAGGGAGGGTACCTGGAAATCCACAATGAGGCGCTGGAACGGTATGAGGAAGTAAGTTCGGACATTCTCTACCGCCGAGGAATCCTCCAGGACTCTCTTCAGAGTTTCGGCCATCTTGGCTCCGACGCGCCCCTTTATAGTTTCAATCACCTCCGTGGCGTAATTTGAGATTTTGCCATAGGCATTCGCCGTCTCTAATTGCGTGGCATTCGGTGGCAACTTGGCGAGTTCCGTCATTGTCTCCGTGATCATCACGGTCCATCCCTCAAATGGCTCAGGGTTCAGAGTACGAAGCCGGTCAAACAATTCCATTCCCGCGAGAGGTTTCTTTTGAGTATAGGGAGTCACGTGGAAGGCGCGGTGAGAGGCCTCCAGGATGGATTCAAAGGTCCGCAAATTCACCTCCACATTCTGCGTGTCCAGATCCACCTTCCCTTTGGCCACGATTTCGGCCACTTCTTTCTCGTAGTTTTTCATGGATTCTTTGGAAATGGGCGGAAAGACTCGGAGGGAATACGGATTTTCCGTAGATCTGAAGCCACAGTGCGCGCACGTACTCGTATATCCGAAAACGTGCGGAAGACCCATTCTGTCGCCCTGGTAACACACCTTCAAGAAAATCTTGTAGAGCATATCCGGCGGCACGGTGCCCTCCAGCACAGGGACGGGTCTCGGCTTGAAATGTACCGTGAGGTGTGAATCCATGGGGCCACGAGGCGGCGTTTTCGGAGGAAGCTGGGGAAGTCCGGTCCCCCTCTCCTTCCAGAACTTTCCAGGTTCCTGTAGTGGGGTCATACAACAGGTGGCATCTGAAAAGGGACTGCCTTTCACGTAGTTTCCATTTTCCTTGCCGATTTGGTGGGCGCTGGCCACCCATCCCCGTATTTTCTCATTCGGAGTGGCGGCCTCGGAAACCACCGGTGCCTCGGCTGCCACCACGACATAGGGAAAGGGGCGGAACCCATCAGGAATGCGCTCAGGCAGTTGCTCGGAAAAGGTGGCCGTGCCATACACCTTCTCCAAATGCGCCCGCTTCACTGCGATCTGCTGTTGAACCATGGCATTCGCGAGACTGGTGTCCAACAGGCGATTGACCACGGCCAGAATCGCCTCCTGTCGCTTCTTCTCGTTCGTCTCGCTCTGAAACCCTGTGAGGTTCCATGGCACGGCGTTCTCGCGAATGGTCCCAACGGCACAGACAATGTATTCCACACCGGTGCGGTCCTTCTCGTTTCCAAGAGGGTAGCCAGAAAATCCGGCGCGGCACCCAGGTATCTTGTAGCGAAGTACGTAGCCAGGAAAGTCAGTCTGGACCTCAATGAGTACGTTCGCCGCCAGAGAGCCCACAAGGATGCGATTTACGAATACATCGTAATCAATTACGCGCTTACCCTTGTTAATCTGCTTGTATTCTTCTCTGGAGGGCAACTTCACAAGATCGCCCTCTACCCGTTGAATTACGCGGGGATAGGCCTCGTCCCGTGCGTGAATTCCCACAGTGTCAAACAGCTTTCTCGCAGCCCTGTAAATCACCTTCTGTTGCGGTGTATCAAACTCCTTCTCTTCTTCCAGTCCCAGGTCCGGTCCCAGAATGTCGTCCAGGACCTCTGCGAATTTCTCCTCGGTCTTGTCCAAGACGGCGCGACCGGACATCGGGGCTCCATCATCCGTGAATTCAATGTTCATGTCAAATTCCAATTCCGAAATCGGCTGACCGCAATTCCTACAGATGAATTTCCCGTGGAATTGCCCGCCACTGAACGAGAGGAGGAGTTCCTTGTGAATAGTGTCTTTTTCACGGGGATACAGGAATTCCTTGAGCAGCAGGACCTCATGGTAGCAGACGAGATGCTGTTTACAGACGGAGCAATTCACCCAATTATCCTTGCGCTGTCCTTCGTACTTTGTCAGGAATTTCGCAAAGAGTTGCATTTGTATGGGAATGTCCTTCTGCTTGCGAATAACAGTAAGGTCCTTCACATGCGGACAGTCGTTCGGCTGCGGTATGAAGACGGCCAGTGAATTCAATTCGGCCTTCAACAGGGCATTGGTGAGGGCCTGTAGGTACTGGTTCCGAACGGTTCGGTTGCGCTCTGCGGCCAGAGGCCCAGGCACCTGTGCCATTGTCGTCATGAAAAGGTCCGCCGACGTCTGAATGATTCCGGCCACCATCGCGATGTCATTCGTTTTGTAGAGGGGCAGGCGGTTCTGTAGGTCTCGCATGATGGCTGTGAGGAGGGGTTCGCCGTCCAGGATTCGGAACAGGTTCTCATAGGCCTCTCCAAATAAAAAGGGATTCTCCACCGTCTGCTGTTGGGATATGACCTTTGACATAGAATCGCGCAATTCCATGATGAATTGCTTCACAAGGGCGCGATAGGCATCTATCTTTTCTACGATGACCTCCTGTTGCTGTACATTCAACTCCTGGTCCGTGAATCCGTAGCTCGCCAATTCCACAACCGCATCGGCGAGTCCGAGAGGGTAGAGGGGCTGGTTCGCTAGCCAGTCTTCTATGGGAATGGACCCGTTCGTGTTGCCATCCTCTCCTACAGAGATGATTCCGCCTGTGGTGGGAATTTCGGGAATTCCGTCCAACTTTTCAAGAATGTAGCGCATGGTTTCAGTGTTGTATTGGCTGAAGGCGATATCTAGTGCCACACGACCGGACCGCGTGGAGCCGAGATTCCGTTTTTCGGAGAGGGGAAAGATGAGGGTGGAAACCACCGAGCCCTCCTCGGCAGCGTCTACAATACGTGGCGGGTCCTTTTCACGAAGGCGAGTGGAACGGGGGCCGAGGCCGCGCAACAGAGAGAGGCCGATTTTTTCCACGAAATCTGTTGTTATAAGATCATTCGCGCCACCCTTGAAATTCTTGTCTTGGTATAGACTCGGAAGGCCATCAACAGGTTCTTCCACAGGAGCACGCAGGAAGTCGGAATCCTGTTTGAATTTCTTCAGATTATCGTCATCGGCGCTAGACCAAGTGGCATGATAGACTTCATTCAGCGTCTTCCAGGAAAGATACCATTCTGGCAGGGAGTCGGCCGAAATATTCTCGGATTGAATTCCACCGAGCTGGGTTTCCATGTATTGTACGGTCTCATTCACGACATCTTCCAGATAGTAGATATCCACGTCTGCTCCCGCGATTTCCACAGGGTCCTGTGCGACTCCATTAATTGCCTCGCTCGTGTGGTCAAGATAGAGGGCCTTCTTCACCTTCATCACGGATCTGGAGAGCGGAATTGTCTTCGCATCCAGTAATTCGGAAAGTGTAGTATACGATGTGGGAATTTTTCCGGACGGCTCTCCAGATCGTGAATACGTTAATATTGAATTACGGAGATTCATGAATTGCTCCACGAGTGACCGAATCTCCTTCTGTCGTTCAGGATTCTTCTGGGAGGCGACATCCAGGGCTGAAACGAGATCCTGTAGCATGTCATTTCGCTGGAGATTGTCGGGGTATGTTCTTTCCGTTACGGAAATTTCCGTAATTTCACCCTCGGCGAGAGCGTCGTTCAGTACGTCCTCAAACATATCGTCGGCGGCGGCCTCTTCCTCGGCCGCTATTTCCGCGGCAGCATTGACTTCTTCCTCGATAACAGGCCCCTGTCTGGGCCGAATAACGGCGAATCCCTGATCCGAAGGAATACCGGCAAAGGCAAAATCAATTTGTAGATCCGCCCCTGTAGCGTCCACAAGAAGAATCCTGTCATTTGTTTCATCAATGGCTTTTACCTTGTATGCCGGCCCAGGAAGTCCATCCTTGCTGAACGTTTCGGCGAATTCTCCGACTTGTGCGTTGATCTGGGCTACGAAGGCGGGATTCGTGCGCTTAGAAATACTGTACAGGTGCTCAATCTTGAGTGCGGGATCAAGGTCTCCGTCTACGATGGGGATGTCCACAAGACGATCTGAGACTCCTTCAGGAAGTATACGAATCAAGTTTTCATCAATGTAGTAAATTCTTCCACGTAGCCCATCAATCTGCCCTCCCAGAAGAAGGACCGTATCACCGAGTTCAAACGATATATTCTCATCACCCATAGGCTTCCCCTATGGCTTACTTTGAAATTTGCTTGTGAAGTCTGAGCGACTGGACTCCGGACACACGAAAATCCGAGATAATATTTTTGTATTTTTTAGACTGAATATACTAGGTATTTTGATATGTTGAGAAAAACAGAAAGGAAACGTAAAATCTATAAAAAACAGGAACGACGTAGACATACTAAAAAATACAGGGCGATTGGAGGATACCGGCCTGAAAAGTATACAATCTTCTGTTTCTGGACAGGGAGCAACCCGATGTCAGAAAAGAGGGCCAGTTGCCTACAGAATTTGAAAGATACCACGGAATGTAATATTGTATTAGTGACAAAGGAGAATCTTAAAGATTATATACTTCCTACAGTGCCCCTACACCCATCCTACGAATTCCTTTCCGAAACACACAAGTCGGATTATTTGAGAACATATTTCATGCATTTTTACGGGGGAGGATACAGTGACATCAAGAAAACGACTGGCTCATGGAGACAGGCATTTGACGATTTGGAAAACAGTGATAAATGGATCAACGGGTATAAGGAATCGGAATTCGGGCTTGCTTATGAGCCTGCGAGAAGTAGATGGCAGGATTTGATTGGAGTTTCTGGGTTCATCTGTAAAGCTGGCACACCGCTCACAGAAAAATGGTATAACGAAATGTTCGCTTTGATGGATACAAAACTGGAGGCTCTAAGAAAGCATCCTGCGACTATGCCGGCCCAACACGAGAGTCAGGATAATTATCCGGTTGAGTGGAATGAAATGCTGGGAAGAATATTTCACAAAATATGCTACGAGAACATTGATAAATTGCTAAGTACCCTTCCACGCTATGTTTCCTTGGTGAATACAGATTATCGCTAGTTGGAAATCCTCCGGGATTAGTAGGCATGTTCGGAGCGGTCCGATATATAAATTTAGATAAACGAACAGACAGAAGGAAGGAAATTGAAGGCGAACTTCGGAGAATGGGAATAGAGAAATTTAAGCGATTTCCTGCAGTGAAACACAAGGACGGCGCGGTCGGTTGTGCGTATTCTCACTTGAACGTACTCAAGGAAGCAAAGAAGAAGGACTACAAGAACGTTTTGATTTTGGAGGATGATTTTGAATTCACAGTGTCCAAGGAAGAATTCTGGAAATTAATGGAGGCCACAAAGGGCCTGGATTACGATGTAATTATGCTCGGATATGCTTTGAATAAACATGAAGATTTTAATGATACTTTTTACAAGGTGCTAGATGCTCAGACCGCTTCAGCCTATTTGGTGAATTCCGGATTTTATGACACATTGATTAAAAATCTGGAAGAGGCTGTCGCGAAATTTGAAAAAACTGGTCATCATTGGTTGTATGCGAATGATCAGTGTTGGAAGAGTCTACAGCCTATAAGTAAGTGGTACGCATTTCGCACACGTATTGGAAAGCAGAGACCGTCGCATAGTGATAATCGCGATGAGAAGGTGAATTATCATAGTGGAGGCAAACGCCGCACCCGTAGAACTTTGGGCCGAAAAAAGTCCCGCACTAATAGGTAGTCTGTCATGGATACAAAAATACACTTTTACTGTATTAATCTAAAACACCGTACAGACCGCTGGAATAGTTTTTCAAACCAACCTGCAATAAAAGAGATAAAGGAAAAATACAACTTTGAACGGTTTGAGGCGGTATCGGGATCAACAGTGGACATACAGAATGATTCGCGAATTTCCTTGAGAACTAAACGAAATATCAAAGAATCTTCCCGCAGAGATCACGAAGACTTGAACACTACAGGCGGTATCGGCTGTTATCTCAGCCACACCGATCTCTGGAAAAAGATTGCCGATGGTTCAGAACCATTCGCAATCATTTTTGAGGATGATACGAAACTCCCCGACAATTTCCTGGGAATATTTGAGCGCTGTTTTAACGACAGGACGCTACTACCAGAAATGCCCGATGTATGGACATTTTCCTACGGTTGGGATTTTTACTACGAAAATAGAGGGAAGGTCAAGCCACAGGAACGCGTAGAAAATCGTAGAGGTCCGTGGATTTTTAACACGTGCCCTGGCGGATTGAATGGTTATTTCATAACCAAGGAAGGTGCCAAGAAGTTGCTGGAGTCGGCGTTTCCTATTGATATGCACGTGGACTTATATATCTGCCTTTGTACGGAAATAAAGAACATTACTTGCGTATCGCATGAGGATTTGATTCTGAGTCTTCTTAACGAGGGAAAAAAATCGGACATACAGCTACCAGGAGCATGTGCGATGTGTGATATTCCCAATAATTTTGAAAAGAAGGGTATAGTCGTCGTGAATCTTCCTATTGTGATCACAGCGGCAATCGGCCTTTTCCTCCTGTCTTATCTCGGAAGAACGAAGCGGCGTTAGTCCACTTCGTCAATCTTCGGCTTAGGAGCCTCTGAAGCGGCAGTAGTTGCGGCTGCGGCCGCGGCAGTAGCATCCGTAGCCCCGTACATTGACATAAGCATCGGGCGAATCTCCTCCTCAACCTCCTTCTGCTTATCCTTATAAACCCCCGTCTCCTCCTCCTGGTGCGAATCGAGCCACCCGATGTGCCCCTGTAGGATATCCTCCGCCTTCTTAATCGTGTCCGCATCCATCTTCTCCTTCACCTTATCATCACGGAAGGAGTTACGGGCATTGTAGATATACGACTCCAGGGCATTCTTCGCCTCCACGCGCTCCATTCGCGCCTTGTCCTCCTCAGCCGACGCCTCGGCCTCCTTCACCATCCGCTCAATGTCATCCTTGTTCAGGCGACCCTTCTCATTCGTAATCGTAATCTTCTGCGACTTCCCTGTTGACTTCTCTGCAGCCGACACATTGAGAATACCGTTCGCATCCACATCGTAGGTAACCTCAATCTGCGGGACACCACGAGGCATCGGCGGAAGGCCCTCCAGGCGGAACTTGCCCAGGAGACGATTGTCCTTCGTGAACTGGCGCTCGCCCTCAAAGACGCAGATATCCACCGCCACCTGGTTGTCCGAGAAGGTGGAGAACGTCTGCGACTTCTTCGTGGGGATCGTGGAATTGCGCTTGATAAGTACAGTCATCACATTGCCTGAAGTCTCAATGCCGAGACTGAGCGGAGCCACGTCAAGAAGGAGTAGCTCCGACGTGGCATCACCCTTGTTGTTGCCACTCAGAATGTGCGCCTGTACCGCCGCACCATACGCCACCGCCTCATCGGGATGGATGCTCTGGCAGAGCTCCTTGCCGTTGAAGAGCTCCTTGAGAAGCGCCTGGACACGGGGAATACGAGAAGATCCCCCGACCAGTACGACGTCATCAATGTCACCCTTGCCGAGCTTGGAGTCCTTGAGCACCTGCTCCACCGGGCCCATGCACTTGCGGAAGAGGTCGTCGCACAGAGACTCAAACTTCGCGCGAGTGAGAGTGGCCTGGAAGTCCACGCCCTCCGCGAGACTGTCCACCTCAAAAGAGGCCTGATTGGAAGTTGACAGGGTCTTCTTCACGCGCTCGGCGGCCAGGCGAAGACGCGCGAGGGCCTTCGCATTCGTGCGGATGTCAATCTTGTTCTTCTTCTTGAACTCATCAATGGCCCACTCCACTACACGCGTATCAAAGTCCTGCCCACCCAGGTGCGTGTCACCGCTTGTGGCGAGGACCTCAAAGACGCCCTCCTCCACCGTGAGAAGGGACACATCAAACGTGCCGCCACCGAGGTCAAAAATCACCACCTTGCGCTCGCCCTTGCCCTTGTCATTGAGACCGTACGCGATACAGGCCGAAGTCGGCTCGGCGAGCAGGCGCATCACGTTCAGGCCGGCAATGCGCCCCGCGTCCTTGGTGGCCTGGCGCTGGGCATCGTTGAAGTAGGCCGGCACAGTCACTACCGCGTCCTTTACCTCCTGGCCGAGATACGCCTCGGCCATCGCCTTCAGCTTGCCGAGAACAATCGCGGAGAGTTCCTCGGCATACATGTGCTTCGTCTCGCCCTTGTGCTCCACCACAATCTGGGGACGATTCTTGCCGTCGTCCACAACCTTGAACGGCCAGGTCTTCATGTCGCGCTGTACGATGGGGTCGTCAAAATTGCGACCAATGAGGCGCTTGGCATCAAAAATGGTATTTGTAGGATTCGTGGCGCTCATAGACTTCGCGGCCTCGCCTACAAGACGTTCGTCGCCAAAACTAATTACGGAGGGGACACTGCGATTCCCAGTGTCAGAAGAAATGATTTCTACACCGCCGTTCTTCCATACCGCGACCATGGACATACACGTCGCCAGATCGCACCCGATAACATAGTTCATGGAAGCGGACATTCTTCTCTACCAAATACATGGTGGCACTGTTTTAGACCGGATTCTTAGCAGATTCTTCTCGGAAAATTTGAACTTAAATGCTGCGCCCTTCATACAGGAAAATGAGCGCGCCAATCATAGAGAGTCTTAAACGCGATTTCTTCAAAACTGCCGATACGCTCACGAAGAAGCAACTGAAGGACACTGTTGACTATCTTGACAAGCAGTATTACAATGAAGGCGTGAGCCTCATTAGTGACGAGGACTATGACCGCCTTCGGGAGAAACTCGGCGGACCGAGGACGGTGGGCGCCGAAGTCACACGGGAAAAGATCCGACTCCCCTTCTTCATGGGCTCTATGGACAAGATCAAGCCGGATAAGAACAACCTGGAGGCCTGGCTCAAAAAATATCCGGGTCCTGTGTACATCAGTGATAAACTGGACGGCATCTCGGCCCTCGTCGTGAAAAGTGGGACGAAGACTGGTCTCTATACTCGCGGAGACGGCACGACAGGCCAGGACATTAGTCACATGTTGCCATACATACAGATCGGGGCCATCTCGGACCTGGAAAATTATGCTGTTCGCGGAGAATTGATCGTGACCAAGGCGAATTATGCCAAGGTCAGTGAAGGGAAGCGGGGTGCGAGGCAGATGGTCACAGGGCTGGCGAATCAGAAAACCATTAACAAGAAAATGATGGGACTTGTTGACTTTGTGGCATATGAGGTGATCCAGCCGGATGGTCTCACTCCCGCCCATCAATTCTCCCTGTTGAACAAGGCCTCTACGTTCAAAGTGGCCCGCTCGGAACAGAAGAAGGAGATTTCCATTGAGAGTCTCAGTGAATTACTGACGGAGCACAAGGAGTCCTCGGCCTACGAGATTGACGGTATCATCGTGGCGCACAACGCGGTCCATCCTCGTACGAAGGACCGCAATCCGGAACACGCCTTCGCCTTCAAGATGGCCTTCGCCGACCAACAGGCTACCACGGAAGTCCTGCGGGTCATATGGGAGCCGTCCAAGGATGGCTACCTCAAACCAACTGTGAATTTTGAGCCGGTCAGCATCGGCGGTGTGATTATTCAGTATGCTACAGGGTTCAATGCGGCGTTCATTGAGACAAACAAGATTGGCCCTGGGGCCTTCATTGAAATCATACGCAGTGGCGATGTGATTCCGTATATTAAGGAAGTGAAGGCTGCGGCCCCGAAGGGAGCCGACATGCCGGGGCTAAAATGGCATTGGAATGAAACTCATATTGATGCCATTCTGGATGATGCCGGCGACAATGCCGAAGTACAAAAGCAGGTCCTGTTACATTTTGCCAAGACGCTGGAGATTGCCTTCTGTGGCCCGGGCAATATTGCGAAACTCTACGAGGCCGGCATGAAGACTCCACAGGCACTGGTGGGCGTTCGGGCGGCGGCCCTGGAAGAGAAGGGGTTCGCGAAGACGAGTGCTGCGAAATTGGCCGAGGCCGTGGCTACGGCCACTGGGGCAGCGACACCGGCCCAGTGGGCTACGGGCTCGGGCGTCTTCGGACGCGGACTTGGGCTAAAACGAGTAGAGGCTGCGCTGAAGGTAGTTCCGAAGAACTTTGGGGTGGAGCCGGGTCTTGTTGAGAAAATCATGGCCGAGGGTGGATGGTCTCGGGAGTCGGCCACGGCCTTTGTTGATCGTCTGCCGGAATTTGGGAGATTTATGGAGAGTGTTGGGGTGGAGGCCAAGTCCAGCGGCACTAAAACCACGCAAACCAAATCCACGCGGTTGGCCGGCCAGATCATTCTCTTCACAGGGTTTCACCCGAAGGATCTGGAGGCCGCTGTGGTAGAGCAAGGAGCCGAACTGGCCGATACCTTCGTGAAAAAACTGACCATGTTGGTGGTGAAAGACGAGACCGTGGACAACGCAAAAACACAGAAGGCGAGGGCGGCTGGGATTCCTGTGAAAACGGCGGACCAACTCAAGGCCATGCTCGCCTAGAACTGCTGGCCAGCCCGCTGAACACGACTCTGTAGGGCCGAGCGAACCGACTGTCTCGGCATGGAAGCCATACTCCCACCCACGGCGGCCCAGTCCTTGCTCCAGGAAGAGAAGATGGCCGCACAACCACGAGCCGCCTTGACAATCGCCGTACGCGCAGTCAACTCCTTTCCGTCTTCAACCGCCACACGAATCACCATCTCATCCTTGAGAGGATGCGGTACCTTGTAGCCAACAAAGGTGATTTCTCCGGAATCCATGAGATTCTTCTCCATCCAGGTCGTGAAGAGATTTCCGAGTGTGTGGTCCTCCTTCTGAAAGATAAAGTCAAACCCCTTCATGCTGGCATCGGCGGGGCGAATCTGAACCGTCTCAGGAAGATCGCCCGCGTCCATTGAAGAGTAGAAGATCGCCTTCTCCTGTAGCACCTGTAGGGCTCGCGCCACAATATAGATAGGATCCAGTACACCGATACTCTCCACGATGAAATCAAAGCTATTCGGCTCGTTCTGTTCATTGACCTTGTAGCATCGGGCGATCTCCATCGTCTTGAACTCGCGCTCAAGTTCCTGCTTCTTCGTCTGGTTTGACTCCAACTCGGTGATGTTCAACTTTTTGTATGTCTGGAGCCACTTCTCAAAGTGCTCCTTGACACGGTCGGGGTCACTGTCCAGAGTATATCTGTAAGAGCACTGGCTCACAGGAATGAACTGGGCGTTCTCGCGACCCGTACCGACAGTGGCACGGGCGCTAAACTGCAGAGTCTCCGGTTCTTGTGTGCCTACACGGCCCTTGAGGACGGCGATCAGAGCGGTCTCCTTGGAATGGCTGTCCAACTGAAAGAACTCCGTGCTAGGGATGGGCAGGGGCTCCTCGTCAGGGCCAAGATTCTTGAGAACACGGATATCGGCTGCCACGATGTCCTTCGGGTCGGAAGAATCATTGGAGACAGAGAGCGAGAAGGAATGACTTTCTGGTACCCATTCCAGCGGGTTCGGAACATGGATGGGCAGGAGTCCGATCCGGTGAGCGAGCATCTCATTGCTCATGGGAGTGCTGTTCTTTGTGATTTTGATATCGGTCGTCGTTCCGTCTTCCAGAATGTTGGAACGAAACGCCACCGTTTCCACCTCTGTGAGAATCGCACGGCGAAGAGTGTTCACGTAGGCAACATCTGTGGGTGTTAGCTGAAACTGAATAACGAGGCGGGACGGTTTCACGAAATTCTTAATCACGGATTCTACTGGCGCGGCGGCCTTTTTGGGACCGACACCCTCGCGAAACTTGAAAGGACGGCGTTGGGACATTCTATACTTATCTCTAGGTTCCTTGGGAATCAATTTTTAAACGGGGGCTGGTCCGTGCGTTTAGGTTCGTTTGGAAGGTCTATTCCTATTTACTAGAAATGGCTATGTCCGGGGCACTTTCCCAGAAGCCAATACATATTTGTTATTATAGCAACCGGTGTCAGTGGTCGCGGGCGTTCATAACAGAAATTGGACAGACTCCTTGGAAGGGACTCTTTCATTATGTGTGTGTGGATCCCTCTGCGTCCCGTCCTCCGCTGCCTGGCTGGCTGAAGAAGGTGCCGACTCTGGTACTTTCTGGAGACCCTGAACCCAAGACGGATTCGGATGTTATGAACTGGTTGTACGAAAAGAAGATGGCCGAGACGAATTCTGTAAAGAAGGGTGGGCAACAGGCGGCCAGCCCTGCTGGAGCCGGTGGGGAACCTGATGCCTGGAATGTACAGGAACAGTCTAGTTTTACGAAGGGGTTTGGTTACAGTGGCTTGGATGTTGATACTTCTACACAGGGGAATGGCGGACTGAGTATACCCGGTGCCTTTTCTTTTCTGAATGGCGCGGCGGCGACAGGGGATCGTTCGCAGGCGGGGATTAATGCTTCCAGTGATTCTGGAAGAAGAAAGTCAAAGAAGGAGGAGTTGTTTGATAAGCAAATGGAAATGTACCAGCAGGAGCGTAACTCTTCGACGCCGAGGGGGCCTGCTAGGGCGATCTAGGCGTTAAGCGGTACGCTGTACGCGGTAAGCGCTACGCGGTCTAAAGTATCTCCAACAATATTGGTTAACGAGCAGATGTCCGATCTAGGGGCGTTTAACACGCAGTTGATTCGGTTCTTTGAGCAACTTTCCGAGACGTATCCGGAAGAGCGCGATATTAAGCTCGCACTACAGGCACTCAACGGGGCAAAATTAATTAATCCTAAATTGGTTCTTGATCTGTTTTACGAGAATGTATGTAAGGACCTGAAGAAGGCGATTATGGAGGAGAACAGCGAGGTTGTGATCCAGTACGCAAAACTTAAGATTTCCACGCAATTCAATGAAATGTCTCCTGCTCTCATGATCTTTGATAAGCTCTGGGACACGATGACAGTAGATAACCAGAAGATAATCTGGAAGTATCTGAAGGTCCTGTGTACTTTGTGTGAGCGGGCGAAGGCATCCAAGATTGCCTTTTAACATGGACCCCTAGCGTAAAGAAACCGTTTTCATTCTTCAAAGTTACAATAAGAATGAGCACGGACGAATCCGACATGTTTGGAAAGAAGTACGACGAGTTCGCAAAAGATCTTCTTGAATCCTACCCGGAAATGCTGGAACAGATTGAGTCGGCGCTAACCCTGGTGCCCGAAGAGCGCCTAGCCAGATACAAGTCCGAGGTCTTTGAAAAAACACGCACTCTCACTCCCGCGGGGCTAGCCACAACGCCCGGAACCGTTCTTCCTGGAGTTACTCTCACGGAGGAAATGTGGGCCACCACGGGAAAGAAGAGTCGCATGATTATTTTTGAGTATCTCTCCATTCTGAATCTCTGTGTGGCCTTCCAGGGTGGAGCCGATTCCGAGGAATTCACAAAGGAATGGGCCGAGCGCACGATGAGAGACGCCCGCGCCTCCATGGACTCCATTGATTTTGAGAAGTTGTCCGAGAAATTCTTCAGCGCCTTCGGAACCAAGGGTTCGGCCCTGCCCCCGTTCCCCGAAAAGTTCCTGAAGGGCAAGCTGGCAAAACTCGCCGAGGAGATGGTCCGCGAATTCAAGCCCGAGGATTTCGGATTTTCCAAGGAGGAGTTGGAGGCCTGTGAGCGTGACCCGGCAAGAGCATTTGAGATTCTGATGAAGGGGTCTATGGGGAATCCGAAGCTCATTCAGACGGCAATGGGCCGTATCGCCAAGAAACTACAGGATAAGGTGGCGAGAGGCGAGTTGAAGCCCAAGGAACTTGTTGAAGAGGCTGAGAGCCTCATGAAGGAGTTCCAGTCACACCCCGCCTTTGTTGAACTCATGGAGGCGTTCCGCGGAATGTTTGGTGGCGATCATGCTGAGGACCTCCAGCGGTCTGCTACCAGAGATGACCAGAGCCGGCTGTCTATTGTACAGGCCCGACTGAGAAAGAAGTTAGAAGCCAGAAAGGGTAAAAAATAAGGGTACTTACTGATAGAGAGATGAGTAAGATATTATGTGATCCTTATATCTGGGAAAATCCGGCAATCATCTTTGATACACCCATATTTCCAGATGATTACACAAGATGTATGAGTGACCGTCTCAACCAAATCATATATGTGGGAGTAATTTTCGGAGTGCTCGGGTTTGCCACCGCATATAAACTGAATTCGGCAATACCGATTGTTCTGGCCGTGCTCCTGGGCCTCATTGTAACTGGAAAATCGTTTTTCATGATTGTACAAATTATCAGAAATCGTGAGGGGTTCAATAATCCCGAGAAGATGTCTCCGAATGTGGATGTGATTGGTAAGAATAATCAGGGTATTGAGTCGGCTCCTGTGAATTTTAAGGGAGACCCCGTGAAGGATTCTGTTGAAACGAACCCGACTCCCAGAAATCCCTTCATGAATGTACTTGTTGATGAACTGAAGTACAATCCGAAGCGCCCTGCCGCTGCGTCCGTCTTGGATCCGAAGGTCCGGCTGACGCTGGACGAGTTTTTCAAGACCGATTTCCACAGTGATCCGACAGACGTCTTCGGAAAGACGCAGGGACAGCGCCAGTTCATAACGATGCCTTCTACCAGTATTCCGAATGACGTGGATTCTTACCAGAACTGGCTCTATCGGATCCCTGGCAAGACGTGTAAGGAGGGCGGTCGCGAGGCCTGTCTCCCGGGCACGGATGGTGGTGCTCTGCCTTGGCTCAATCAGGAGGCGAGTCCCACTCTTTCGGATGAGCAGATTCAACAGGAGTTGGTGAATCGTAATCCTGCGGCGTATAATGGGAGTGGCACGGGTAGCCCAGCCCTCTAGCGGCGCTTCATACGCTGTGTCGTGAGACGAGGGCCCCCCTTACACTTCACCCGCCTTAGAGTTCTACCGCGAGTCTGGAGCATTGACTTTGTACATATGGCAATGGCCGCACTCTCCTTGCTTGAACCACGGCGGGCCTTTACGGTCTTCGCCACGCTTTTGATACAGAGACAGAACTTATTGGCCTGTCTTTGTCTCATCTAATGAAACCTCCGTAAAAATAAAAACGGAATGATATGGCAGAGAGAGGATGGAGATCAATCGTCTTACGAAAACAAGAGACGATGCTTGTGGAATCGACCAGTACTACAAGCAGTCAATCGGCCCCGGTAGTTACGTCACAACAAACTTGGTTCCTGACTCAAAGAAGGTGAATCCGCTTTCCGTACAGGAATTTCTGATATATCCCCGGGAAGGATATGGTTATAATAACGCGGCGATTGACTCTGACTCCGTTCTCAGAAACCAGCCCGAATTCAAGAACAACCGCTGCCTGATTCGGGCCCAGGCGCGCCCCTTCCTCGGTGTTCCCTACATGGGTGGTGGCCGCGGCAATGCCGACGTGGAGAGCCTGCTCCTTCACAGTGAGCAGGTGCGCGTGGGCAAGGAGTGTGGCACGGTTACGGAGCAGCAGTTTGACGGTGTATTCACGCCCATGATTCAGAATCTGCGTGACAACATCCAGAACCCGAACAACCTGATTACAGAGGATGCCTCTCCTGGATGGATTCGTGGTGGTCTTCCCAGCAGATCGTACATACGCGATGTAAATTGCTAAACTACCGTTAGTAGGATGGCATCACTTACGGAGGCTTTTGACTCGGTAAATTCAAAAGCCAACGAGAAAGACAGATATGAAAATCCCCAGGCTTTTCAACGGCTGACTTCTGAAGTTGTGAGCCCCAAGGCCGCGCGCCATGTCCTCGGACTTGTGGGTGGCAATGAGGTGTCAGTGGCCTGGAACAACATGGTTGATGTGGAGTCGGACCTTCTGGGTATAACGAGACCGAACACGTGGTGTGCTACGCGCGAACATTTACCCCCTGACGGCTCGGTCATTATTCGCACGAATCCGAAGCAGAATATTATGATTGATTCCCTTGCCACGAACCTCCCCCCTGTACAGGCGTGGGCGTATCCGGCGGTAGTCGGACCTCAGCCGTTGAGAAAGGAGACGTGTGGTGCCCCTGAGAAATACTAAATTCCCAATAGGAAGAAGGCTATGGCACTACCAGTAAAACAACAGGCTCTTACACGGGCGAAATTCGACGATTTTCACCAGGAGGATGACATGAGAATTACGAGTTATGCCCTAAGATATTATGTGAATCCTCCGGGTGCGAATTGCCCCACCAGTTTTCCTGTTGATGCCACGGTTCGCCTACAACATAGTGGGGCCTCGTGGCCGCAGGGGCAATGGAAAACGGATGTGGAGTCGGATCTGAAGGGAATCAATCGCTTCGGTTCTCGTATTAAGACTGGCCTCTATGACCCTGAAACGAACAATATGAATCAGAAGGCCTATGTGCCGGCCCCCGATGAGTCATTCCCGACGGTGTTCAATCGGCTCTACAATCCTCCCTGTACGCTGAGAGGTACGGGCTGGAATCGCTGGGAGGCCATGCCTCACCAGCCCCAGAAGACGTTTGAAACACCGTTTGATTTTTTCATTCCGTCCAGATACATTGATATGGAGAGATGCCGGACCCATTGAAAATCGGAGATATTTGCATGCCAAGATTCTTGAACCTCTTAGATTCAGAAATCTTGCGATTAGAACTTTACATCTTTTCATTTAGCAAAGTAGTATGGAGGCCGCTGCCATTTTTGTATTAGGAGGTCTAGCCTATGCTGTCGCACAATTGTCAGCAAAACCGGCGGCAACTGAGAATTTTCAAGTAGATACTGGACAGTATATTCGCCAACAGTATGCCACGCTGACTGGAAGTCTGATTCCGAACTCGGAGCCCCAGGTAACGCCCCAGACGGGTCTCTACGCAAATGCGAAGGCGCCTCCTGCTGCGATTTTTCCGGATGCGTCCCAAGTACCGCAGCCCCAACAGGAGGAACTACAGGCCTCTGTTGCCGCGGTGTCCATGAATCCGCAGGGTGTAGAAGCGAACCCCAACTATTCGGACAAGGACACTACCTACAGTGAACTCATGGGACAGAACATGAAGTCGGAAGACTTTGTACATAATAACATGGTCCCCTATTTTGGTGGCCGTGTCAAGCAAAACATGAATGTGGATGCGAATTCGGGAATCCTTGACAGTTTCTCCGGTACGGGCAAGCTCCAGATCAAGAAACAAGAGGTGGAGCAAATGTTTGATTCGTCGCGCGCTCCCTATGGAAATCCCTTCGGTCTGGAGGCGAGTGCCGATTTCATCAAGAGTCGTATCAATGAGCCTCGTAGTCGTGCGGGCGAACGGCCGTTTGAGCCGACTCGTGTTGGTCCCGCTGTGGACGCCGGCTTCGGTATTACAGGAGAGGGCGGATTCCAGCAATTTGAGGTGAATCAGTACATGATGGGGGCGATCAAGCGTACGGATGATCTGCGCACGGCCGATAACCCGAAACTCACCTACAATCAGCCGGTCATTCCTGGCCAGCACTTTATTGGCCAGTCTGCGAATGATTCTGGTGAGGTGCGAAAGTACCGCCCTGATACATTCTACATTGATAACTCTGGCGAGCGCCTCTTCGTAACTACGGGTGACCTTATCAAGGGTGCCACGCGCCCGGTCCAGGTCATCAAGCACACGACGCGCCCTGAGACGTCCGTGGAGAACTTCGGTGTGGCGGCGGCCCAGGAGGCAGGCCAGTCGTACACTGTCGGCTCCTACCACACACCGATGACACAGCAGTACGGCGGTGCTGGGTTCCGTAACGCCGACATGACGACCTACTACACGAATAACCCGGATTCTCCTGAGGCCGACTATGGGCGTTCGGCCATTGAGATTCGCCCGAATGAGCGCAATCTGACGGGAGAGCGGACGATGGCCCTGAACTTGGTGCCGGCCGACACGGGCAATGTGACGGTTCACTATGATGACGATGCGCGCCCCACACGCCGTGCGGAGATGGTGGGCAATATTCGGCAGAGCGGGACACCTGTTGGATATGCTGGTGGTGCTCCCGCGATTACGGTCTGGGACCCGAATGATGTCGCGCGCACGACGGTCAAGGAGGGCACGATTGACTGGAACTACATGGGTATTGCCGCGTCAGCGGATGGCCCGAACAAGTTGAAGGTGTATGACCCGGATGACATTGCCAAGCCGACGCAGAAGTCGCAACTGTCGGCGAAGTCGGACTACTTTGGAGCAGGAAACTCGGTCAACAAGGATTTCACGAGCCACGACTCGGCCTACAATATGCGCCTCAACCCGAACAAGCAGCAGATCGCGATTGGGCGTGACCCGCTACATGGAAACGGTGGTGCTCTGGCGGTGTTTGATGGCCAGATTCACCAGACGACACGCCGTGTGGATGCTGATTCTGTGAATGACCGTGCCGATGCGGTGAATCGCGTGGTGGGCATGCCGACGGGTGTGGGCGATATTGGACAGGTACAGTACAAGGTCCCCTTGAAGCAGGATATCTACACGGTGCGGAACCAGCGCGAGATTCTGTCGGGTCTGTACGAGAATCCTCTGTTTGATACACAGGACCTGGCTAGAAATGCGGAGCACGATGAGAATGTGTATAGGGAGATGCTGGCGGGTATGTAGGAAATTTTTATAATTTCTATATAGAAGAAATATGGAAAACTGGATATCTTATTTGATAGGGTTTTTTTTAGTTGGTTTTATTGTAGCATGTATTTTTCTTGGGTATTTCAAAAAATGGAATATTTTGTCCATTTTAGCTCTAATTTTAGTAGTGGTGGGTTTCAAGACAATTACTCCAGGATACAATAAGTACAGTTGGCTTGATACTATTATTAATAATGCCAACAAATAAAAGTGAGCTTTTCTATTTAGGTATGTTTAAATCTACCGATTTAAAATCTTTGGTGGTCTAAAAAACTTTAATGAAATAAGTTTAATGGACGATTTATATATAGTGATTAATACCTGTAAAACATATTTTACAGGTATTAATGACCTTTTAAAACAGATAGACGCATCCGGGTTTAACAAGGAGAATGTCCTTGTTGTATCAGGTCAAGAGGATGAATCCACCGTATCCTACCACGAAGGCTACAGGATTGTGAAAGTTGCCTACACTGGTCTACAGCTGACAGGGTTGATATACATTCACGAGAATATTTCCAATTTCCCGAATATAAAATACTGGATGTTACTGCCTGATACGATACGATTCGGCGAGAATTTCTTCAACAATGTTCGCATTTACTATGACGCCTATTTGAAAGGGAGGGAGGTTGTTAGCCTACCGTTTATAAATCCAATGCTCCGCCCCACGATGGATATGGGAATTGTCAATACGAGTCTTGTTATGAATTTGGGGAATTACCTGAAAAATATAAAGACTTGGAACATGGATATGGATAATTTGGTGCGGCTAAAACGGCAATTGATTCTGGATGAAAACACCGCTCTAGGATTGATGCCCCAGTGTTACATTATATCCACAAAATTCTGTTTCCTGCGGAATTTTGTGAGGCCCTCGGAATTCATAACCAACCACCGAGAGGATCTTGTTGAAACTCTTTCGGAGGATGGAAAGATAAATGAAGTATATTTCAAGAATTTGGACCTGTACAAATTCCAGAAAAATTTCAGGGGGTCCAATACGAAATTAATTATGGGAAATTTTTAGCGCGTGGCAGACCTAATATTTTTCTGCGTCGCAGCCTTAAGATTTCCTAGGAATCTACAAACAGGCTAGCCGAAAATGAAAAGAATCACGTGGAAGGGAGCACTACTGGTATGTGGTGAGCCTGGCACGGGAAAGACCCGCTGGATTCGCCAAGAGGCCGCAACAAGCGGAGCGCGTCTGTTTCGCTGGAACGCCCGAGTAGACCGCTCTCTGCGCGAAGGCCGTGAAATTCTCCACCAACAAGTCCGTTCCTGTGAACCCCTCTTCGTCTGGATTGAGGGAGCCGACGACCTCACCCAGGAGGCGCAAGCATTCTTGCGGAGAATTCTGGAGACGGCCTCAACCAACGTAATCTGCGCCCTGGAAGTCCGCGAACTCTGGAAGATGTCCTCGCCCATTCTGTCGCGCTGTACGGTCGTTTCCATGAAAATGGAGTATTCGTTTCGTTCCAAGGCCAATCATCAGAAGGCAATTCAAATCAACCTCCTTCCACCTGTAGATCCTACATATGAAACAATTAACTTCAAGGACCTTCCGGTTCTTCGTAAATCTGGAGCCGATCCCTATGCTATCTTTGATTCGTTTGTAAATAATTCCACGGACCCCCTCGGAATGTCAAAGGAACTCATTGAGGCAATACACGCGATCGGGGCCGGTTCCTCTCCATGGATTCAATTGGCAAAATATTTGATGCGTCAAGAAATGAAAGGAGAAGGTGGACTCCACAATTAGTATGGAATATTCTGGAGAGGGTGTCGGCGTCTATGCCGAAGCAAAGGGAGAATATACAAGACAGTTGTGCCAGTTTCTGGCACCCGCCCTCCAAAAGTTTTTCCTGAATCTCCTGGAAACGGCAAAGGAGCGCGAGCCCGAACCCAAGAAACTCCTGTTGAGTTTTCAGACACTTCTGGAGGGAATTTCCGAATGGAATATTGACAAGGTACAGCGCGAGACGCAGAGTCTGGCCATGAGTACACAGTGCGATTATCTGGAGGAACTTCTTACGGCGGTCTTTGTTGCGCACACGAAGGTGCTTTCCGCGATTCGTTTGACGAACAAACAGCGGAAATTACAAATTACGATTCCGAAACTGGATCATTTTCTACACAAGACGCTGATAGAATGTGCCCGCCTTCTTTGGACAAACACCTTCCTGTTTACTCCGAGTGGAAGTTCCATGGAGCGCCAGAAGAACATGCGACAGATTGAAGTCCTTGTAATGGATGGAATCCTTCAGGGTGTCAGGGTCATGTTGCCCGTGAAGAGTATTCTGCGGGAGTATCTTTCTACTGAGGATACTGATACGGAAGGTGAAGAAGAAGATGATGCCGAGGAGGCCGAGGAGGCTGAGGAGGCTGAGGAGGCTGGGGAGGCAGGGGAGGCTGAAGAGGAAGTCAAGCAGGCAGGGGAGGCTGAAGAGGAAGTCAAGCAGGCAGGGGAGGCTGAAGAGGAAGTCAAGCAGGCAGAGGAGACCAAGGAAGTCAAGGCTCCCGAAGTTCAGGAACCCCCCAAAAAGAATACAGTAGTCAATGTAACAAAAGAAGAGACTTTCATAGAGCCTATTAAGGCTTCAAATAATACGATAAATTCCGATTTTGATCCGTCACAGTTTGACGTGTATTCTGATGTGGCGAGGGCCGAGGTAACTATCCCTGTTACTCCTAAGTCTCCCAAACTGACACCAAGGCTTCCGGTTGAAACTCCTCCTGTGCAGGAAATTCCCACTATTTATTTGGAAGAGCCGAGTCATGTGAAGTTTTCAAACGTAGACAGTGTGTTTTCTGATAGTAACATAAATGATACGAAACTATCTGAAAATAAGAATGAAATTATAAGCGAGGAAGTTGATACTGATATGTTTGATTTTGAGGAATTGTAAATCAAGTTCGTTTTTCGCGCCTTTTTAATTCCTATCTTGCGGCCAGAATGTCTGAATCTATACCCTATGGATCTTCGGACGCGCCCTCTGGATCTTCGGGTATACCCTCCGAAAATATAGAGACAGTGTTGACAAAACCAATGGAAACATCCCGCTCAATTTACTGGTTCGGAGCAACGCTCGGTGGATTCACACTCGCTGCGGTGAGTGCTGTCGTAATGTGGGTGGCAGAAAAGAAGATCCCCAACAACAAGACAATCGGACGTGACGTACTTCTGGGAGTCATTCTGTTCTTCCTACTTCTGCAGCTTCTTCCGGAATCTACCATTGCTTTGGTGACTGCGATCATGTCTGTAATTACATTTAGTCATATCACTGTACCTGTTGGCGGTAGTGTAGTAGATACTATTTCAACAGTGACTACCGCTGATGAAATGGAAGTGCGTGTAGGAGTTCCGAGGTTTTGAGTTTTTAAATTTACTAATTATTAAGATGATGAAGATCAGTAAAAAAACTTTATCATATCTATTTATTTTTATTGTAATCGCTGCTGCTGTTTTTCTTTCTACTCGGCACCAGTCATTCAATCTAGAAAATTTTAAGTCGACGCCAGCTGAGTCTGAATTTGGCAATATAGTGTTTTGGATTATATTTTATATTGTTGTAATCCCGTTATCAACACAGGTAATACTTATAGTCGTAAACTTATTTAGTGTTATATCAAGGCAAATATCTGGTTATGGGACAACCAACGGAGGACAATAAATCACACAAAAAATAATGTTATAAAAGAGAATGAAACTCAGTAAAAAAACTTTATCGTATCTATTTATTTTTATAGCGATTGCTGTTGCGGTTTTTCTTTTTACTCAGCGTCGGTCATTAAATATAGAAAATTTTGAGTCTTCGGGAATGAGTTGGTGGGTGTGGCTTTTAATAGCGCTTGTTGTAATTCCAATAATATTATATGTAATAGTAATGTTTAATTCTCAAAAACAGAAAGAAGAAATTTCAAACACTTTTAGAAAAATGAACGAGAATAAAGCTGCGCGGAATGCAACAGAGAGGAGAGTTAGAGCCAACCAGGAAGCCTCCCGAGCTGAAATTGAAGCCGCCATGGCCAAGCAAAGGGGAGGAGAAAGGAATCGCACTAATAAACGCCGCAATTAACGTGAATGCTACTCAGCAAAATAATGAATACACCTTGGCTCCTTCAGGAATGTCTTTAGAAGATATTTGAAAGGAATCAAAAATCGGCTTTCCAAATTGTCTGGAAGGAATCGCACCATGTACGTGCTCGGCAATGTGCTTATACAGGTCAAAATCAGGAAACCGCTCGGAGCCATCCGGATTCATGAAGATACTGCGACCCTTGTCATCAATCATCCAGGACCAGAGAATATTATACAGGGGCGATACAGTCTCCTTCATTATGAGTCCAGGCTCCTTGCTCAGGATTCCTCCTCCCTCTAGTGGCTCGGGCCGCTTCGGAAACAGCCCATCCAACAGGCTCACCGCTAGACGGCACATATCAAACGACGGATTGGGCAGAATTTCTTTCTTGAATTTGGAGACGAGAGGACTGAAGACGTACTGCCCCGCCGCGTCATTATCGTCCTTGAAATCGTCACTTATGAAGATCTGCGAGTTAATCGTAAAAATAGCACGACCAAAATCAATTATCTTAAATATCTTTCCGAAAGTCGGAATGCGAAAGACATTATCGGCCTTCGTCCTGTAATACAGATATGGTTCTGACGTTTCAGACCATACCACATTATTCGTGTGGAGGTCATTGTGCGTAAATCCCAGGATCGTCTGGGCGCACGAAAGGGCAGCCAGAACCTGAAAGATCCAGGCCGTCCAGCGCGCGTCCCATTCAGCCGTTCCAGGTTCAGCGCCGGCCGCTCCAACATCGGAGAAGAGACTGTCCATGGTAGACTTGTTCATTTCAGTAAGAATCAGCATGACCGGATAATTCTGAATATCAGCGTAAATGGCATATTCATCCATGTCAACTCCGGTTGATTCTGAATGTTCGTGATCCGAGCCCTCCGCAAAGCCTACATCATTCATGGAGTCCGCCGATTTCAAGGAGGCCGCCTCTGGAACATCCTCAATACTGAGATTTTCCAAGATGTTTGTGATGGATGCTTCTGATGCTTCTGATTCTTCAGAACTTTCCGAAGCCTCGGATCCTTCGGAATACACTCTGTCAAGAAAATCCTGAATAATCTCCTCTGGCACCGGCTCGCCAGGCTGGATCTGATTCGCAAAATGAAACGCGAACAATTTCTGATCGTATCCGCGCCAAAACCAACGCTCATGTCTGTAACTATAAAAGTCGTCTGTTAGATTGTAACGATAGGTGTCGGCCTGTGCACAGAACGCCCCATAGAAGGTATTAAAATGCGGACTAATACCTCCCTCGTGAAGACGTCCGAGAGCATACGACGCCACTGTCTCAATGTAGGCCTGGTTTCCAGGATCCTGTAGTTTTTGCCGCGTCTTAGACGTCTTGGACCAGACCTTGTTGTGCCAAGGAAGGCCGTTTTCCTTCGGTAGGCTGTAGCAACCATGAATCCATTGTATGGGATCAAGCAGATGCGTCACTTTCAGAAAGGCGGGGCGAGTCTCCACAACCGCATTGGAAAGATCGCTGTTATTTGACAGGGCCACTGTACAGGCTCCGGCAGTTCCGGAACAATCAATTGACTGGACTCTCCATTTTTGATCCATCCAGATTTCGTCCTGTAGATTTGATTTGGCCATACGAAATAATTTCGCCAGAGTCGGAAAAAAAGTTTGTAGAGATTTATAGCCACGGACCTTGAATAAATCTTTTGACAGAGGTCCGAGTTGAAAGCGAGGCAAGGGAATTGGAACACCCCGGAGTTCCATTGGATTTCTTTTTAGAAAAGGTCTTTATAAATAATGTGTCTGTTAGACGCAATCGTATAAGCGTTTCCTCTCTTCTAAAAAATGATTCGCAATATATAGTCAAATGGCGGCAACGTCGCACGTGAATTTCAACATTAAACGTTTTGATATGAAAAGAATTCCTCAAGATGCCGTAGTCATTTTTATTGGAAGACGACGCACGGGTAAATCCACTCTTGTTCGCGACCTGTTATTTCACCACCAGGATATGCCTCTTGGTACGGTGATCAGCGGCACAGAGGAGTCCAACTCTTTCTACGGTAAAATGATTCCCCCCATTTTCATTCACGGCGAATTCAGTCCGATCGTCCTCTCAAACTTCGTGAAGCGCCAGAAGATGATCATGGGGCGGATTCAACAGGATCTACAGAAGGGTGTGAAATCCAGAATAGATCCCCGCTCCTTCATGATTCTGGATGACTGTATGTACGACGACAGTTGGACACACGACAAGAATATTCGCTATCTTTTCATGAATGGTCGCTGGCTGAAGGCATTCTTCCTGATTACTATGCAGTATCCGCTGGGTATTCAGCCGGCACTGCGCACGAACGTGGATTTCGTGTTTATTCTGCGCGAACCGTATTTGAATAATCGGAAGCGTATCTTTGATAACTATGCCTCTGCCTTTCCGTCTTTTGAATTCTTCTGTCAGATCATGGACCAGTGTACGCAGAATTACGAGTGCCTTGTGATTGATAACACTAGTCAGAGCGCGAAGCTGGAGGACTGTATTTTCTGGTACAAGGCCGATGTACATGGAGATTTCCGAATTGGTGCTCCTGAATTCTGGAATCACTCGGCTTCGTACCAACAGGGCAAGGAGGATGAAATGAATCCGTATGATCCAAATGAGGCAAGAAAACTGAAGGGGCCGTCAATAAATGTTCGTAAATCACAGTAGGAATGCGGACAGTATATTGGCAATTTATAGTCCTGATCGGAGTGGCAAGTAGCCTGTTGATTCTTGATCGTATGACCCGGATCCAGCCCATGCTTGGTCCCAGAATCTACGAAACATTTCAGATGCCGGCCATGTTCGGCGGGGGCCCCAGACAGTGTGGTGTAGGAATTCCGTCGTGCCCGGATCCCACGAAGTGTGGGAATGGTTTCTGTATAAATACTGATCCGGCACCTCTGGTTGAGAAGGCGCCTATTCCGGTGTTGCCCCCGTTTACGCAGACATTTCAATAAGCTTGTAGTAAGCTTGCGAGCCAAAATAATCTTCTTTGGAAACTACAGAATGGCCGGTAAGAAGAGCATGAACGGAATAATTGGACTTGTAGTGCTTGTTGTGCTGTTCGTTGCTTTAATGCCGACTCTGCGTTCCATGTTTGCTCCGGCGTTCCCTGAGGGGTTCCAGGATGCGAGTTGCCAGGGTAAGCCGTGCCCTGAAGGGAAATTTTGCCAGCAGGGGGCGTGCCATGATATTTATATCCCCGTTCCCAAGTGAGCTTTTTACTAAGCGAAGCGCTAAAAAGCTCAGTTTAGAGTTTGGCGTTCTCCATCTTGCGAGCAATCGCCAGATCCACCGGACCAGAATCACTAAAGATACTGCGATATTCCTCCGACTTCGTGGTCATGTCTCCAGGAATCACAATATCCTCCTCCTTCACCTCCTCGGCCTTCCCATCATCCTTGGTAATACCCATTGTCGGCTTCTTTTTCCCGGCACTCATCATCTTCGCGCGATTCTCGCGCTCAAACATCTCCTTCGCCTCCTCGTTCTCCTTATACTTCTTCATCAGAGTGTTGAGTTTCTCCTCCGCGTACTCCTGCTCGGCAATCTGGGAAGGCTCAGGATCCCAAGGAAGCCACTTGCCAACCTCGGCCACGAAGATATTGTGAATCGGGTCCAGGCGCTGCAGCTTCTTGGAACGGGCAACGGCCTCCTCCTTGGAAGAGTAGGCTCCGCGAATTTTGAGACCGCGTACAGTCGTCCGGAATTCATTAATTGTATAGAACTCGTTTTCTAGAACCGCCCGGTTCGCGTAAACAAAATCCTCGTACAGCTCCTTCAGCTTGGAGATCTTCAGCTCCTCCTGCGCAGACTTTGTGAAAGCCTTGAAGCCGTCCATAATCGTGTCCATGCGAACACGAGTATCACGAAGTGTCTGTGCCACACCACTCAGATCCTTCGTCTCAGCAATGTCGGCCTGGTCATTCAGCTTGTCATTTACTGACTTGAGCGTCTCCATGAGAAACTTCTCAAAACTATTGATGCGGAAGTTGAATTCAAAATTCGCCACGAACTTCTCAAAGAAGTAGATGTCTTTCTTGGCGAGAACCTTCTCCGGACTTAGGAAACTGAGAAGACAGAAATTCTGCCCAGGAATCGGTACATCCTCAGAAAGGTGGTCCTCACGCTCTTCGGTGGCCATGGTCTATCTTCAGAGAGGACGAATAGTTTAAGTGGTAATACGCAGTAATTTTCTTAAGATAAAGTATATGGATTCCACAGCCGAAATACTTAATCGCTGTATCAAGTACCTCGTAGAGGGCCTCTTCGTGGCCGTGGCCGCGATATTCATTCCTAAGCGCTCTCTTCCGGTTGAGGACATTCTCAGCCTCGCCATCGTGGCCGCGGCCGTATTTGCCATCCTGGATGTAGTGTCGCCTAGCATCGGCTACTCGGCGCGTCAGGGTGCGGGTTTCGGTATGGGTGCTAACCTGGTGGGATTCCCTGGCCGTTAAGTTAGAGGTGTTTCCTAATAAAAATATTTTTATTGACCATTATGTAATAGTCAATAAAAACATAGGGATAAATTAGAATGAATAATGAAAGCACAGTTCGTCGTTATCCGGGTCGTGCGCGTACAACCTCGGAAAGGGGAAAGACCGCACAGGCCATACTAGAGGCTGAGAAACAGGAGAAATTCTTTCGTTCATTGTTAAGGTCTGGCGCGAAGGAGGCAACAAGAAAGAAGAAGGATGCGAAGAGATTCAGTAGCCTACTTCCTGGAATAACACGTAAGCGTAAAATGAAACTAAGTAAGATGGCCGGTTTGAAGCGTAGTAGCGGTCGTGTAGCAAGATCCATGAATCGTAGAAAGGCGGCGAGAGAGAATGTGATGCGTCGGCATCGTATGCCGAAGCGCCTGTCAACTATCAATGAGAATTATAGTGAGAATGTGAATGACCTTTCAAAAATGATGGGTAAGGCTGGGTTGAAGGGGGGTAGGCGCAGAGCTTCCAAGAAAAATTGCTGGTGGTTTTTCTAAAGACCTAGTATAAAATGGAAAGAGGGTTGAACATGGTGTTACATTCAGCAATTATTGGAATTATATTATATTTTATCATGGTAGTTGGATTAAAGCAACAGGCGAGTGTGGCTGAGAATAGAAGTATTTTGATAGCAGCATTTGTTTTGATATATATGATACTATTTGGGCATAGTTTACCAAACATATTAAGAGAAATAATCTAGATAGACCTTATGAATTGCCAATGTAAATCCGCGCAAATTTTCTGCCAAATCTTATCCTGAATATACAGTTTGTCCCTATTTTTCAACAGTTGAAAACAAGGGAGATACTCATCAAGTTCCAGCAATTCACAGAATTTATACAGGACGTACGAATACGAGAGGAAATTGTTCCGGTCCTTCGGGCAATGTGCCTGGAACGACGGCTGAATTTCCTTGAACATGTACCGCAACTTCTCCTCAATTTCGCGACTCATGACCGCCGCCGTCTGCCCGTTCAGACGATTGATAATATGTGGAATATGCTCGTAGTACTTGTTGAATTTCAATTTCTTCAGAATCTCCTTCACCTTGGAGGCCTTCAGAGTTCGGAAATCCATAATGCGCTCCTTCTTGAGTTCCAACAGGATCGCATCGTAGACCTCCTGTGGAATTTCCGTGGTCTCCTTCGCCTGGAATTGCGCCAACCACTCGTTAAAATGATTGATACGCTTGTAAGCATAGTAACTCACCTCACGAGGCGGGTCCTTGTAACTCGGTTTGTCCGAATCCACCAGAACAAAATCCTGGTATCCGCAATTACTACAGGTGAAATTTGCCTCGTTGGCGCTGAAGATCATCTCCGTCTCGCAGTGCGGGCAGTCTCCAAAAGATTCAAATTCAATTTCGTGAGACCCGCGGGCGTGCTCAGGGTCAATTCTCTGTAAATATTCCTCCAGAAGTTTATCACGGCGGAGTTCTTCTCCCGAGTTTCTTTTTGTCGGTTCGCCACTAATATCAGTTTCCTTGGAGGCAACCTCCAGAGCGGCCAGAATACTTCCAGGCTTCGCCTTCGTGGAGACCCGCTTCGGCGTGGCATGCGTGCCATTCTGAATTTTCTCCTGTATGTCATAATAATTATATAAAATGTCGCCAGTGTCTAAGAAATAGTCATACAGCTCGGAATCGGACTGAAGGTTCTTTATTTCTTTTTGGCAGGCCTCTCTCTTTTCTTCAATTACGGATGTCTCCATGACGGATGTACATGCTTTCAACTCTTCTGTTAAGCTTTCACACTGTTCTTGTAGTGTACTGAGATTTGTTTTCTTGGTTGATATTCGTTCCATATGAAATCTGTGAAGAGCATCTAGGGTAGTGCGTGACTCTGGATTACTTCTTCTGGTTGGCCGAATGCTGAAGAAGGCATTGGTGTTTTTTGTTTCCATTCTATCTAGGAGAAGTTTTTGTGTTTAGACCGTGTATTCAAAACCAAAGCCTCCCGGCAGAGGGCGAAAGATTAAAAAAGAACCTGATTTTTAGGCCGGCTGAAAATTTTTTTCTAACAAAGAGGTATAAGCCAAAATGACAGGTGGTGGTTTGATGCAGCTCGTAGCCTACGGTGCCCAGGACGTGTACCTGACGGGCAACCCCCAGATCACGTTCTTCAAGGTGGTATACCGCCGCCACACGAACTTCGCCATGGAGTCCATTGAGAACCCCTTCAACGGCTCCCCTGGCTTCGGCCGCAAGGTGACGTGCACGATCCAGCGCAACGGCGACTTGATCTACCGCATGTACCTCCAGGCCACGCTTCCCAGCGTGTCGCTTGGCCTCACGGACGGCTCTGGCGCCCAGTTCCGCTGGCTCAACTGGGTCGGTCACAACCTCATCTCGTCCGTCGAGATTGAGATTGGCGGCCAGCGCATTGACAAGCACTATGGCATCTGGCTCCAGATCTGGAATGAGCTCACGCAGGAGGCGGGCAAGCAGGCCGGCTATGCCAAGATGGTGGGCAACATCCCTGAGCTCACGAACCTGCTCGTCCAGGGCGGCGAGCCCTGCGACAGCGACTGCTACGCCGGTGAGCCCAACGCCTCGCAGGAGGTGGTCTCGTGCTCCCCCGAGTACACGCTGTACATCCCCCTCCAGTTCTGGTTCTGCCGCAACCCTGGTCTTGCGCTGCCCCTCATCGCGCTCCAGTACCACGAGGTGCGCATCAACCTGGAGTTCGAGGACATCCGCAACCTGTGCTGGGACATCACGCCCCAGAACGCGTCCAACCCCCACTCCATCCGCGACCGTGTGTCCAACTCCAACCTGGTGGCCGCCTCGCTGTACGTGGACTACATCTACCTGGACACGGACGAGCGCCGCAAGTTCGCCCAGGTGTCGCACGAGTACCTGATCGAGACGCTCCAGTTCACGGGCCAGGAGTCCATCACGTCCTCGTCCAACAAGCTGAAGCTGAACTTCAACCACCCTTGCAAGGAGCTCATCTGGGTGGTCCAGCGCGACTCCTTCACGTCGTGCGACGACACGATCGTGAACCCCTGGAAGGGACAGCAGCCCTTCAACTTCTCCGACTGGTGGGACCGCTCCGTGCTGGAGTCCGGCTACTCCGTCACGCGCGTGGAGGGCATGGCCGGCAAGAACCCTTGCATCACGGCGCTCCTCCAGCTCAACGGCCACGACCGCTTCCAGGTGCGCGAGGGCCGCTATTTCAACGAGGTGCAGCCCTACCAGCACCACACGAACATCCCCGCCGTGGGCATCAACGTGTACTCCTTCGCGCTCCAGCCCGAGCAGCACCAGCCCAGCGGCACGTGCAACTTGTCGCGCATTGATAACACCACGCTCCTCCTCACGGTGTCAAACAACGCGGTGGGCGCGACGACATCCTCGTCAGTGTACGTGTATGCGACGAACTACAATGTGCTCCGCGTCATGAGCGGTATGGGTGGGCTCGCGTACAGCAATTAAGGGAAATGGAGACATTTCTACGTCACATTCAAGTCATACAGTATATTTTTGTGTATTTTTCGTATGTGAGCAGGAAAATAAAAAATATGTTAAAAAGTTTCTGAACCGGTGACAACTCCGGCTTAAAAACTTTACACTCTTCTATTATAGGAAATGGAAGCGTGTAAAGCTGTAGTTCAAGAGGGTAAGAAAAAGGGAATAAAATGCCTCTTTCCTAGCGGTGAAAATGGATACTGTGGAAAACATCAGAGGAATAAGATATTTGATGATGGTCTTTTAGAGGGGAAAAAATGGTGCCGAATGTTCTTTCGTGGATGTGACAATGAATTAACTCCAGAAGATAAGAAATTTACATCGTGTAAGACATGTAGAGCAGCACTCAACAAAAAACAAAATCCTTGTAAGCACGAAGGATGTACGTTCAAAGTAAATGAGGGTAAATACTGTAAAAAACACGAACGTGACGTGTATTACGATGAAGAGAAAGAAAAGAATATAAAGTATTGCGATATTGCTCGTGGATGTTTTACAATTTTAACAAACAATAAGAAATCATGTAAAGAGTGTTTAGAAAAGCATCTCAAAAAAGATATGGAACGATACAACAAGCGGAAGAATATGATTATAACATCCCAAGAAGTAAACGCTACAAGGAGAACATGCCTAACATGCCAAATAGATTTTGAACCGTTTCAAACACGGTATTCAAAAGAATCACTAAACTGTACAGTCTGTTTAGAAAAACAGGCGGTACAAGATAAAAAACGAGAGGATCGTGTGAGAAATTACAAAAAAGAACACCTATACAATTTAGAAAATTATTATAAAAATTATATAGAAAAAGCAAGAATAAGAGAAAAAGGGGACTTTGAACTAAACTTTGAAACATTTACAGAAATTGTCACAGGCGAATGCCATTACTGTAAATTCAAAAATGACTCCGAAACAAATGGAATTGACCGCATAAATAATGATATTGGGTATATTAAGGAGAACTGTGTAACCGCCTGTTGGAAATGTAACAGAATGAAACATTTTTATCATCCGAGATTTTTCATTGAAAAATGTAAAATAATTGCCAAACAGGTAGTACCAACAAAGCCATTTTACAAAGAATGGGATCTGTACTACAGTCGTTCATGTTATAATAATTATAAAACTTATAAGAGAGAAGCCGAAAAACGCGAACTCCCTTTTGAACTTACAGAGGCACAGTGGGACTGGCTAACAAGGTCTGCCTGTTATTTATGTGGGTACCAGAGCATGTACGGAATTGGTATTGACCGCATTGATAATACTGTTCGTAAATACTCGTTTGACAATTGCCGTCCCTGCTGTGGGTCCTGTAATTCCATGAAAAATGAATTGCCGCTAGGCGATTTCCTAAATCAATGTAAAGTTGTGTCAGAATTATGGCCCACTACAGAAAAATTCGCAGATGTCCCGATTTCAAAAAATCCTCTAAAAGAAGCCCGTGCCCCCCTGAAAGAAAGAAAGCACTGGAAATCAGCAAGTCTCTACAGTGCGATTATGAGTGACTCGGCGTTTGATTTCTGGGATTCAAACTCTGATGTCTACACTGAGAAGGAATACGATGTTCTCTGTGAAACTGTGAAAAAATCGGAGAAGGCTGTTGCCCTTGATATACTTGTAACTCTTCTTCTGAAATTAAAAAAACGGAAGATACGTCTTAATAAGGCAGAGCGCTAAAACCCTTAACAACATTATCAACAACAGATATATTTGGAACTGCGATTCTGTAATATTTATCAAGGCCTCTATATGTTCTGATTTTAATACCGTTTTCTAGTAATAGTTCGTCTATATTATCTATATCAGAGTAAAAAAATATATAATTAATACTGAGGTCTTCATTTATTATTGATACGATATCTCGTATTCCATTACAGAAGGTCTCTTTTGATACTAATAGTTCTTTCAGTTGTCCGTTATAATACTGGGTGATTGATTCATTGTCATTGTGTATTTTCAATGCTTCTTCAACAGCATAAGAATTAACTGACCAGGGAGGAGTCTGTCTTTTCATTAAATTTATGATGTTCTTGTTGGCAAAACAATATCCGATTCTTATTCCTGATAGAGCATAAATTTTTGACATGCTCCTGCACAAAACGATATTTCTTTCATTCAGTATCTTCGGTGTCTCATAGGAAAACTCCGCTGTTTTGTTTTTCAGGTAATTATAAAACGGATAGTACGTCTCATCAACCCACAAAATAACATTTTTTGGTAGTAAAAGATGTAACTTATGTATATCTATTGTCAATGGAATCGGCGAATTCGGAGATACGATACATAATCCAACTGATCCACTGCTAATTACACTGTCTACTATATGCTGTTCTACTATATGCTGTTCTAGATTGGCACGAATGTCCATGATATTGATTTTATTAACCTTACAATTCACTATATTTTCTAAGACATATTCATATTCTTCATAGGTCGGATTTAATATAGAGACCTTGTCATACTTTGTAAATAATGACTGTAATCCTGAAAATATCAATTGAGATGATCCACAGCCTACTATAACCTCGTCTTTATCAACTTTATACAGAGAACTGATGGACGTTCGTAACTCTCTGTAGGATGAATCAGGAGAGTGTACATTTAGTAGGATCTTACTTTTGTTGTTGTACTGAGCATCCAAAACATCTAGGGGGTATTTTATTTGTGATGATTTACCCAATCCATGAGGGCACACATCACCACTAATAAGAATATTTCTATCTATTCTTAAAACAGACGATAACACTTCTGTTTTTGTTAGAAAACATTTGTGAGGAACCATTGTTATTTTTCCAATTGTAACCTCATTTGCCATTTTTTCAAAAGGAATGTGCCGTTTATAAACAGGAATTAAATCACTTCTCAACATGGCAACGATGGTACAAGGACAGTACTTCACACAATATAAAAACGCATTCGCCATGAGTTTTGAAATAAGTCCGCCATTTCTATATTTTGGAACGACAGACAGATTTCGTAGTTCAAAAAATGTATTGAGCGAGCTAACTACATCATTTGATACATATTTAGTGATTGATTTTTTAACTGAATTTGGCTTTGTAATTGAAACAAATCCGCTTACTTCACCGTCTTGAATACACACGACATACACACTGTCATACTCATCTTCAATTTCATTTGTTGTATTTTCAGGATACAGTTCCAACTCTTTACAATAGATATCATACTTTATCCTCTTAATATCGTTAATAAGTTGAAGTGATTTTTCGTCTGTATTATGTATAGGGTCTACGATACGAATCTCGGGTAAAGATGACATTACGATGTATTAATTATACTACTATAACTTTAGACGGTCGGTGAGAATGGCTAAAGCCTAACCACCATCAACAAGTAAATGGCCGATCTAGTCATACCCAAACACGAGGCCGGGTTTTTTTCATCCTGCTCAGTACAATTGGAGAAGATCGTCCAACATTTCAACAAGAATAAGCGATGCGCCGAGTCTGTGGACCGGTCGCAACAATTCTCCTGGTACAAACCGGCCGAGGCCTCTATAGAGGAATACTTTGAGCCTGTACCGACAACCATCCGCTATGGGCGCTGGATTCACTACGAGCATTACTACCAATTCCTGAATTACAAGACGCTTGACCTGAAGAGTCTTCAGCCCTTCATCAAGAAATTCTTCACGCCTTCCAAGCAAATCCGCGACATCGTAACAGGCCTGGAACAAAAATACAACATAGATTATGAGAAAACCTTTGTAGTATTTTACAGGGGGAATGACAAGGTAACAGAGACGCAACTCGGCACCTACGACGATTTCATTCGGCCGGCGAAGGAATTCCAGGCGGCCCACCCAGAGTGGAAATGCCTCGTTCAGACGGATGAGACGGAATTCTTGGAGCGGGCGCTCAGGGAAATTCCGAACGCCTTCTGCTTCCAGGACGAAATTCGCCACATTCCTCGCACGGCCGAGACGACGGTGGACAGGATATTCAAGGAGACGAATTTCCAATTCTCCAAGAATTTCCTGGCGATCACGCTGATTATGGCAAAATCTGCCCACGTCTTCTGTGGAACGGGAAATTGCTCTCTGTGGATCGCCCTCTACCGTGGAGGAACCGACAGGTTTCAGCAATTCTTTAATATGAAGTGGACATAATCCCTACTCGTGTGTATATTTCCAAGTAGCCTGGTATTCCAGAGGGAGTATATAATTCCCGTAGGTCTGAATTACGAATTGAAAACTGATCTGGTCTTCAATTCCGCACTGCCGAATATGGTGGAGCCAATTTTCTCCCATTTCATGTACCTTTCGGCAATTCTTTCTGATACTAAATCCACAACAATAGTGTATGGAAATCGTCTCTGAAAATCCGTTCGCCAATTGCCGTTCAATGTAGGCGCGGTACATATCACTCTGTTGTGAATAGCGGGCGTATTGAATTGCCAGATTATATTCGTCCCAGACGGAGGTAAATCGGTCAGAATAGGAGTGTTTCGTAAATGCCATGAGTTTAGAGGAATTCTCAATTTCTTCTATGGCTGAATTCACCCTATCTTCAAACACGGTGAGTTTGGAGTCAAACCAACAGTAATAGCGGTATTTTTTCAGGACATCAAATCTGTGTGGACAGGAACGTAATTCTTTCGTGTTCATACAGTCTTTTATTGCCTCGTTTTCAACAGGTATATTGGAAACGAATATGGCAATGAATCGCGTAGACTCCAGGGCCGCATAGATCTCGTGATTATTTGTAAAATAATAACAATCCTCGGTCTGTGACGGAACTGGAGGAATCAACTTTGAATAACTCTGCGATCCGCCAAAATAACAGGTATAGTATGCTATACGTTTGGTTAAAGGAATGTACGGGCGTTTCAGAGTGATAGCCTTCTGAAAGAGGCCCCTGTATTTCTTTCTTCGTAGAGTCCCTGTTATAACCTTGGTATCTTTTGGCATATCTTACAGTATGGCTTGAATAAATTATCCTATAAAATCGGCAACTCTCGGTCGGTCTCAATGATGACTTCTGGCGCTTCTGGCCACGAAGTGTAGAGCGCGGCTGCCGTCGTGGGCCTGTCAAATGACAGGAGCCTCTGTAGGGCCTCAAGACGGCGCTTAAGGGGAGGGCCGACCAGGCCCCGCGAAATCTGTTTCCACCGCCACTCAAACTGTAGGGCCGCTCGGTGATCAGGAAATCCCCGTACGTGGCAGATTCGTTCCCAGGATCTTCCAGAGGTGGCTTTTGCCCCGCCACTCAACTCGCCATTATGTTGCCGAAGACGCCGGTCCAAATCGGGCGTGACACCCACATACGTTTTTTCTGGGCCGCCCCGTGTGGCTAGAAGATAACAGTGCCACGACATTCCTACATGACCCTGTTGAATTTGTTTTAGTACTAATCTATAGAGATGGAAGGTGGCGGGTATAGTTCAACTGGAGGAGGATTTTCGGGCGGTCCCTCCATACACCTGTCAAACATTGGAAAGTACGAGTCAGTAGATGAGATTGCCACAATAGCAAATGCCGGATTGTTTACAACTCTTTTGGCGATAGTATCTGCCCGGATTGGACAGGTGGGTGGCACGTCGCTCAATACGTATTTTGAGGTTTTCGGCCTGGAGGGCATTGTTTCCTGCGTCATGCTCGTGGCGATACTTTTCCAGATTGCCCGTTATTTCTACACGACCCTGTATGCCACGTATGAAAGAGCCTGGTCGCCCTTCATTTTCATCTGTTTCTTGTTGGGGACACAGGTGGTCTCGGATCTGGCCTTTTATTATGGAGTTGTGAATGTGTTGAAGGAGAAGCAGAACTACATGATTGATATGATTCGCAAGTATATTGGGGAAAATAAGTGGGGTGCTCTGGGAGGTCACAGTGTGTTTATTGTTTTGACGGCGCTAGTGGCCATGATTCTGAATGAGTCGTCTGATCTATCCAAAATAGTACTGTTTGGAGTGGTGGCGTTCTTGATACCGTATGCTCTTTCTATTCGGTATATGAAGCCGGCACCTCCCGTGCCAGTGGCCCCTCCCCCCAAAACAATGACTGATGCTCGTGGATTTTACTAAGCCATAGTAGATATGGAGGAGGAATCTGTAAATAAAAATATAGAATCAGAAAACACTACCGAGAATTCTCCGCCGTATGCTGAGAAGACGCCTCCTCGCGATTCGGAGGAAGAGACGACGACGGTGACTGAGGAGGCCAAGCCTGAAGAGGAGGCCAAGCCCGAGGAGGAGGCCAAGCCCGAGGAGCCTGCAGCCGAAACAACAACCCGCGGGAAACCGGTACGTTCGGAAAAGCAGAAGGAGGCCGACGCCGCTGTTGCGAAAGTTTTAGAGAAAATTCGGGAACTCTACAGGAAGGAATTTGCCGACCTTCCCGAGAGAAAGCGTCCCAAGGCAAAGGCATGGGTTGCTCGTGCCGCATATTACAAGCCCACGGAGGAGGAACGCGAGGAGTATATTGCTGAGATGATAAAGGCCGACAGAGACGCTGTGAATGGTGTGAAGGTGGCAAATAATAGTTCAGTTGGAAAGGGTTCCCTGCGGTCCATGGTGTATAAATTCCAGAACACACTGGATGATGCGGTCCAAACTGCTACAGTGGCCGTGGAAGAGTCGGTCACTTCTCCTGCCACTAGACGGGCGGCCAAGAAATTTGTATCCACGCTTACAAGCAGTACTCGCAAACTGAAGGCATCTCTTATGCGTGAAATTGATCGGCCTGCGAATAACAACTCCGGGATGAATTCAACAAATATGAATTCACCCTATAAGGCCCGTAATCGGAATCGGGTCGTTCCCCTGTCCAATAATTCGGGGATGATTCCCGAGAATTCCATAGGTCGCGAGAATTCCGGTTCGGCGATGAATAATTCGCTTGATATGAATTCTGAAATGAAGGCCACAACAACTGTTCCTCCGGAAGAAGACTCGTCTTTGAATTTGAATATGTCTAAGATGCGGATGAATTCCAGCAATGACAATTCTAGTAGCACAAACGCCAATGACCGTTCCTATGAGCGTGTGACTCGCGCTGTAAAGAATAACAGAATGACAAACAAGAAGCGCCGAAGAAATTACAACTCTGAAAATAATTCCAACGAGAATAGCAATTCAGCCTACAGCAATACGCGCCGGAATAAGAAGCGTTCCAAGGTGGTATCAAACTACACTGAGCTTTAGCGAAGTTCACGAAGTGCACTGAGCTTTAGCTCAGGCTAAAGCGAAGCCCACAACCACTCCAAAATTGAATCAGCCAACCCAACGGAGACCGTACAACAAAATGTCCTCTCCCTATCTGACAATCCGTAACCCCTCCGAAGCCTGTGTGGACTTTCCATCAGACCCGGCGCAAACCTACAAGTACCCTCTTGACCCCTTTCAACAGCATGCCATCTCAGCCATCTCCCGCGATGAAAACGTCCTCGTGACAGCCAAGACCGGCTCAGGTAAGACGCTGGTGGGCGAGTACCAGATTGCCCACAGTCTCCGAAAGGGCGGCCGAGTCTTCTACACGACTCCTATCAAGTCCCTGAGCAATCAGAAATTCTACGACCTGAAGCAAATGTTTCCTGACCGCGTGGGAATCATGACAGGCGATATCAAATTCAAGCCGGACGCCGACGTAGTCATCATGACCACCGAGATTCTCCGCAACCTCCTGTTCAAGCGGGGAACGGCCACGGAGTCTCTCGGCATCACGGCCAGTCTCTCTCTGGACCGCCTGGACGCCGTCGTGTTTGACGAGTGCCACTACATCAACGACCGAGACCGTGGAGCCGTCTGGGAAGAGACGATGATCCTGTTGCCTCCTGCGACGAACATGATCCTCCTTTCCGCCACGATCGATGCTCCGGAGGAATTCGCTGCCTGGCTTGGCGAACTCAAGCAGAAGCGGATCCACCTCATTTCCACACAGTACCGAGTCGTCCCGCTGGTCCATGGGGTCTATCGGGGTGACGATTTCATGAGCATCATGGATAGCCGCGATAAGTTTGATGCGGCCACCTACAAATCTTGGCTACAAGCAAGGAAACGCGACAAGGATGACGCTGAACATCACAAGGATGCTGTGGCTGATCGTCGGCGAGGTGGTTATGAGACTCCCGTGGTACAGCGGAAAAGTACGATTAAGTCCTTCACCCATGAAATGAACGCAATGATAGCACGCCTGGAGGAGAAGCAACTCCTACCGGCGCTCTTCTTCGTCTTCAGTCGCAAGGACTGCGAGCGGTACGCCGATCTGACCGAGCACACCCTGTTGGATTCCTCGGACACGGCCTCCGTGAAACATATCCTGGATTTCCATCTTCACAGGTACGGTGATGAACTCCTCAAACTCCCGCAGTATCACGCGATTCGGGGGCTTCTGGAGAAGGGGATCGCCTTCCACCACAGCGGACTTCTTCCGATTCTCAAAGAAATGGTGGAGATCCTCTTCGGCCGTGGCTTCGTGAAGGTCCTCTTCGCCACGGAGACCTTCGCGGTGGGAATCAACATGCCGACGAAGACGGTCATCTTCACCGGTCTCCGCAAGTACGATAGCGTGGGCGAAGCGATGCGCCTTCTCAACACGGATGAGTACATTCAGATGGCGGGCCGGGCCGGGAGGCGTGGAAAGGACGACCGGGGTGTGGTAATCTACATGCCGGATCGGGAACCGGAGTTTCTGGAGGATGTCCAAAAGATTCTCACGGGGACCCGTTCCACCTTCCAGTCTCGGATGACCTTCCATTACGATTTCATTCTGAAGACGTTCCAGGCGGGAAATCTCCGCTGGGCAGATATTCTGAAGGACTCCTATTGGTTTCGTCGGCATGCTTCCGTGATTTCCGGTTGTCGTCGGGAACTGGAGGCCGAGCGGGAGCGCCTGGGGGCCATCTCGCTTACGGAGGCTGAGCATGCCGCCATGGCCGAATACGAGAGGATCGGGGCGAACATCAAGGCCACGGCGAATGCGGCCAGGCGCGCAGAGCAGAAGGCGCTGGAGGCCTGGAAGCAGAAGCGGATTGGTCCTCGCTGGTACGCGGTAATCCAGGAAGTCTGGCCGAGGTACAAGAAGTCCGTGGCCGAGGTGGCCTATCTGGAGAAACAACTGGCTGCCTTGGAGGAGCCCCAGCGGGACATTATGCCGACCCTGGACAGCCTGGAGCGAATGGGTTTCATGGAGGGTGGGGCCCTCACACCCCTCGGGTCAATGGCAACAGAAGTGAATGAGGGTCACGCAATTCTGATGCCACTCTTCTATGTTGGTGGGCCCCGCTTTCAGAGCCCGGAGGAACTCGTGGCCTTTCTCGCCGTTTTCCTGGGAGAGAGTTCCAAGGAACCGGCTGGCCAACTCCGGATTCCCGAGACGATCCGTAGCGCCCTGAAGAAACTGGAAGAAATCGCCGATTCCTGTAAGGCTACAGAGAAGGCGGCAGGGGTTGTCACAGGAAATAACTGGGAATACTGGGATCTGAATTACAAATTCGTGGAGATCGTCTGGCGCTACACGCAGGGCGAGGAGATTGCCGCGCTCTGCGCCGACTACGAACTCTTCGGAGGGAATCTTATCAGAATCCTTCTGAAGATGGGGAACATCATACAGGAGTGGCAGGTGCTGGCCACGATGAACAAGGATGTGGAGCAACTGGCGATGCTGGCTGGGGCCGAGTCGCTCCTGTCGGTGGGAAAGATGGGCACCGAGAGCCTCTATCTGTGTCTGTGAGATCGGCGCCTAGCCTTGCGCGCCCGTTTTTTCTTTGTACTACGCCGGCGACGTCCGCCTCCCAATTGTTGGCTGACGAATCCTGGAGCCGTCTTTGTCTCTGCGATTAAATCCCCATAGTATTTGAAAATCGTCTTCATTATCTGATTATAGGCTGGGTCCAGCGACATCGGAATAATGTCAGGATTGATGAGTGTCGTCTCCGTGACCTCGTTTGCGTCCTTGCGCTTGTTTGAACTGGCAGGCAGTAGCGATTCCCCCAGAGAGAGTTTGTAGGGCGAAGGATACTGGGCGATTCCGTTTTCAAGAAGAATCTTCGCAAAGGGAGTTTCAGGAGTATCTTTTACGGGCCCTCCCTCCACCTGGATGTATTCAAAGTAGTAAAAATAAACCTTCTCAAACATCATGGGAATCATGACATACGAGAGGAGTTGCTCATCCTTTCCAATGTAGGTCGGTTTAGAAAGATTCTCGGGACTCCTGTCGGATCCCTTCTGTATTACGCGGGAGGTCTGGCGGAGATACTTGAGTGCCGCCTTCCAATAGGAGCCATCCGTCATTTCGGGAATTCCGCCGAGGGAACTCGTGATGGCCGCGTAACAGCCAGGAGTGTTCGTCCCAGTTTCGGGATGGATGTGCCACTGCCGGTGATAATTCGGCTGAGAGGCGATCAGAATTCTGTAGGGGTTCGGATCGGCGAAGAGGACGGCGAGTTTGTCCCACAGGGTCTTCTCCCAGAGGGCAAATTTCTCTGTGAAATTCGGGAGCGTCGTACTGCCTCCCCCGTCCTTGATGAGATTCTCAAAGAGTGTGTCGGCATCGCGCACAAAGACGGGGATGTCAGGAAAATCCGTGAACGCCTTCATGCGGAGGGCGCGAAGAATGGCGTTGTCCACGGTCTTTCCGTCGCCCTTGGAGCCCACCGCGTATTCGGGCCAGGTTACGACGGCGAAGACGGTGTTCGGATGGGCCGCGATCTTCTCCCATTCCCGCTTGTGTTTCTGGGCGCGCTCGGTCTCCGTGTTGGTTCTGAAGAAGGGATTGTCCATGCTGTGTTGGTCCGTGAGAATGACGAGTTTCCAGCCGGCGAATTCCGGCCGGTCCGTGACGGCGAGGTACTGGAGGAGGCCGACCTTGTAGACGTCGTTTTTCACCCAGGGGGAATCCTGGCCCTTGAAGTCGTTGCATTCGGCGCAGTCCGTCTCCCGAAAGTAGTAGGTCGTTACGAAAAGGCCGGAACTGTCAGTCAGTGGTGCCTCTGATTTATATTCAATAAAGCCTGCTGTTGCGTCATCGGGATCTATGGATTTTTTGAGGACGTTGCTCATCCTCCCTGCTGAGAGCCGAGATTTTACGCCGTTTCATAACTGCCGTTTATTGTGAGGCCATCACTGGTTGTCCAAGTGAAAGGTACAGTTGAACTTGTCGGTTGTGCACCAGGATTTGATCCTGATTGAGACAAGACCGTAACAATACTTGCATTTCCTCCATATCCAGTAAAAGCCGTTCCCACTATCCAGTAGGCGCCGTTACGTAAGATAGTAGAATTTAATATAACAGAAGTTGTGCCCACACCTGCGACAGGAAGTGAGAAGCGCCAGATGCCGGTTCCTGATATACTAGAAGTAGAACCGATTGTTAAACTAATGAAAACGAAACATATTTTACCTATAGTTTGGTACCGACCTGATAAAGTTCCGTTTCCAATCGTGGGTGTCCCAGATTCGGCAGTCCATGTTGGAGTGTAGGTCGTCCAGGCTGAACTTGGTACGCCTGAACCAGTAAAGCCTGTGAATCCAGTCGCACCTGTGAAGCCAGTAAAACCCGTGAATCCAGTCGCACCTGTGAAGCCAGTAAAGCCAGTAAAGCCTGTTGCGCCTGTTGCACCAGTGAAGCCAGTAGATCCAAGTGCTCCTGCCAAACTTATATTGAATAACTGGGCACCACTTATCGATCCACTTACATATGTAACTGATACACCCAGTGAACCACCACTATATGATGTAACTGATCCTGTAAAATATTTTAGGGATGTTTGACCGTAAACGGAAACAAGAGTTCCTACAACGAAACCTAAATTTTGAGGTACGCTTGTAACAGTTGTTGTGCCACCTACAGTAGGACTCAGAGTATTGTTTGCGGTTGTAGTCGTGCTATAGATTGAACCTGTTGCTCCAGTTGTCCCAGTAAAGCCCGTAAAGCCAGTAGCCCCTGTAAAACCCGTAAAGCCAGTAGCCCCTGTAAAACCCGTAAAGCCAGTAGCCCCTGTAAAACCCGTAAAGCCAGTAGCCCCCGTAGCACCTGTAGCCCCAGTAGCACCTGTAGCCCCAGTAGCTCCTGTAGCTCCAGTATTACCAGGTGTGGAAATGGATGTGTGTAAGTGTGTGGGAGATGCCCCCTGGAATTTCAGAGTGAGAGTTCCAGGACTATTAAGGCTCTGTACAAAAAGTTTTACACGAAGAACAACACTTGTACTCGCTAAAGTCTGAACAGGAACATACAAAGAAGCATCATAGTCTTGTTCTAATGCCACATCTATTTGCTGAATATCGGCAGCCCCATTCACTAACAGTGTTTCGGTCGTGCCATCCCAAGAATACAGGGACCAGTATAGATTTACATATTTGTTTGTAAGATTTGGGTTGGCCACACTTGCCAAAAAATTAAGATCCCAGAGCCCAGCAGGAATAATATTTGACACTAATAAGCCCGAATTCAGCGTAAATGTGGCAATATTCACATAGGAACTGGTGAGAGACGCGGCAGTTATAGTTGTTGCTGTGGGGCTTGCGTAGGCCGTATCCATTGTTCCCGTAATGGGTGTAGATGTATAGGAGCCGCCACTTGTGAAAAGGTAGAAGGCTATACCGCCAGCCACACCCGCCGTTCCTGGGGCCCCTGTTGCCCCGGTGAAACCAGTAAATCCAGTTGCTCCAGTTGCCCCTGTATATCCGGTAGTTCCAGAGTATCCAGTAAAGCCAGTAAAACCAGTTGCCCCTGTATATCCGGTAGTTCCAGAGTATCCAGTAAAGCCAGTAAATCCAGTTGTCCCAGTTGCTCCGGTATATCCTGTGGTTCCAGAGTAACCAGTTGTCCCAGTTGCTCCGGTATATCCTGTGGTTCCAGAGTAACCAGTTGTCCCAGTTGCCCCTGTATATCCGGTAGTTCCAGAGTATCCAGTAAAGCCAGTAAAACCAGTTGCCCCAGTATGTCCTGTATATCCTGTATTTCCAGTATATCCGGTAGAACCGGTATACCCTGTAGGTCCAACCAAACTAACCCCTGTGTTCCAGGACATGAGACTCTACTAATGTTGATACAGTTTAAACTGTTACGATTCTAAACACGGTAACACACCGGGGGTGTCCTCTAATTGACTTATATCAGTAACTAAAAAGTCGGCAAGGTCCCCCTGTAGGATTTTCATAGGTGGAGCCGGCTTATTTATGGAATCCTTGGATTGATTCGGTAGGCGGAGGAAGCTGAGTTCGTGGTTGGACTCCAGGGAGATATAGAGGAGGGTGTCGTCAAACCAGGAGTGCTTGCCCTTGAGTTTGGCGGTGACCTTTCTGAGATCGTCCAGAGTGATCCTGTAGCGTTTCGAGAGGATGTGGTAGGAAACCTTGGTTTCGCGAGTTCCACAGGAAATCGCCCAGTCGGCATCTACCGTTCCGAATTGCCGGTTGAGAGTTTCCAACGATTTTTCCAGAACGTGCTCGGCCTTCGGGCCCGCGTCCACGTCAAAAAACAGGCGAATCTTCGTATCAGAAAGATACAATTCAATGACTTCGTGCCAGAAGTTGTCGGTGACCATGCCTTTCAAAACTTCCTCGCGAGAGAGTTCAACGATTTCTCTCGTGAATTTGTTTTTTACTTCAGAAAGAAGTATTTTCATTTATATATTGTCATCTTCAACTGTTTAGGAGGTGACTGTCAGGCGCTTTGAGTATATAGATACAGGTACAGAAGCAATGACATCATTCGTATTATCAGTCAAGTTCTTGTATGCAGATGTTCCATCGTAATATCCTGTCGGCTCTAAGAATAATGTGGCAGGAGTAGCATAACCGCCACGAGAACCATTATTAAAGGCTAGGCAGTATGCGGGGAAGGCAGTGATACGGTTGGTAGCACTATTGTCCGAATAGGCATATATTACAAGACGGACTATTTGAGATGAGGTAAAAGTTGATGTGGTCAATGTCGTAGATAGCCCTGTAAGAACGCCTGATACGGCAGAAAGCAATACACCACTCGTGCTGGCCTCTATTACTGTGTCAGGGTCATTCACTATCGGCAAAACCGTAGCGTGGTGGCTCGACGTTCTAAATATCTTATACGACTGCGCCCCAGGGACGGCATTCCACGCCACATTCATTGTCAGCACAGTCGTCGTCGTGTTGTACGCGCCAGAGCAGTTTCCGAAATCCCACTCGTAGTTCATCTTGGGTCCATACATGACGTTGTTTCTCAAGTCAATGTAAAAATCGCCAATACGCCCGTAATTGTTCGTGGGGGGCCCGAATCCGGCATTCACCTTCGTTCCGCCGAACGTGTCGGTTCCGATGTCAGGGAGAATGATGCGGGCGGTGTAGGCCTTCATTATCATTTGATTACGACGTTGTAGAGACGTTCCTGATATACTATACGACCAATTAATTCCGTCCGTGCTTATTCCTGTTGTATCAGCGGCACCACCTGCCACCCATACAGAACCATTCCATGCTACACTAGTTGCACCCATTAAAAGAGTGTTTGATGCCGCCCCACAACCAGTCCAATTGATACCATCGGATGAATACGCAAGGCAATCCGTGCCACCGCCACCAGCTGCTACCCACAGAGACCCATTCCAAGCAACACTATTACAGCTACTATTAAAAATACTATTTCCAGAACTTGAAGCGTTCCAAGTTATACCATCGTAGGAATAAGCAAGCGAATTTGTTCCAGCACCGCCAGCTACCCACACAGTTCCGTTCCAGGCAACAACCTCAACCCTGTTGGTAAAAAGACTATTTCCAGACTCAGAGGCAAACCAGTCAATACCGTTCAAAGAATAACCAAGCTTATTCGTTCCGTTTGCTCCTCCCGCTACCCACATGTAACCATTCCAGGCTACAGTAAAAACCGTCTCAGTAAAAACACTAGTACCAGAAGCGGAAGCTATCCAGTTAATACCATCGTATGAGTAAGCAAGGTTGTTTGATTCCGCACCATTGTTGCCACCCGCAACCCACATAGAACCATTCCAGGCGACACCTCTAGAGTCATTCGGGAAAATACTGTTTCCAGAAGCCGAACCGGTCCAGTTAATACCGTCGGAAGAATACGCGACACGATTGGGACCATTACCGACTGCTACCCAGAGAACTCCATTCCAAGCAATAGTATTACAACCACCGCCTTCAAAAACTTTAGTTCCGTTTGAAGCATACCAAGTCGCGCCATCATACGAATATGACATTAAATTAGCTGATCCTGAAACCATGAAATTATTACCCACTGTCAGCGGCACGTAGGGCTTCACCATGTAGTTCCCAACGCTAGGAAGAACGCGACGGGCGACGACGGCGTTTACAGTAACCTCATCCGCAAGACCCGTAGCAGATGTATTGAGTACCCATGTTTCTCCATCAGAACTGCTCGCCACATTTCCGCTGGCATCACCAGCATACCAGAAAGAACCGTTCCAAGTGACAGTGGATACCCCGTTCAGAACCGCAGTAGAACTGGAAGTCCATGTCACCGCATCAGTAGAATAGGCAACAGATGCTCCACCGCTACCTCCCGCTACCCACAGAGAACCATTCCAGGCAAGCGCTGAGCAGGCCGATGTAAAATTCGTGCTCCCTGTGTTAGTCCAGTTGATACCGTCAGTAGAAGAAGCAATAAATCCTGTTCCTCCTGAAGTACCACCCGCTAACCAGATAGACCCATTCCAGGCCACAGTAACACCGTGGTTTGAAGTAAGAGCGCCAGGGGAGGGAAACCATACCACACCATCGTAAGAATAGCCAAGAATATTATCTCCACTACCGGCCGCTACCCACATAGAGCCATTAGAAGCAACCGAGACACATTCAGTGGTAAAAACAGAAGTTCCGTAGGGCGAAGCCGTCCAGTTTACTCCATCATAAGAATACGCAAGAGTATTATCTCCAGCACCTCCCGCCACCCACATAGAGCCATTCCAGGCAATCGCATTACATTGAGTAGTTAAAACACTTTGGAAAGAGTTCGTCCAGTTGATACCGTCAGATGAATAGGCAATAACTACACCACTATTAGTTAGACCACCCGCTACCCAAATCTGTCCGTTCCAGGCAACTGCCTTAGGCGTACCGGCACCATTAGTAAAAATGGAATTTGCAGAAGTAGACTCAAACCAGTTAATACCGTCATACGTGTACATTATGACTGCAGCGGAACTAGCATTGTTCAAGCCAACCATGAAGTTCTCCGTGAGCGCAGTCCCTACACCAGAAGCACCAGTGTAACCGGTGTAACCAGTGTAACCGGTAAAACCCGTGTCACCGGTGAAACCAGTGAAACCAGTGAAACCAGTGAAACCAGTGAAACCAGTAAAACCAGTGAAACCCGTGTCACCAGTGTAACCAGTGAAACCAGTAAAACCAGTAAAACCAGTAAAACCAGTGTAACCAGTGTAACCAGTAAAACCTGTGAAACCTGTGAAACCAGTGTAGCCGGTGTAACCCGTGTAACCCGTGAAACCAGTGAAACCAGTGAAACCAGTAAAACCAGTAAAACCAGTGAAACCAGTGAAACCAGTAAAACCCGTGGCTCCAGTGAAACCAGTGTAGCCAGTGTAACCAGTGTAACCGGTAAAACCCGTGTCACCAGTGAAACCGGTGTAACCCGTGTAACCCGTGTAACCAGTGAAACCAGTAAAACCCGTGTCACCCGTGTAGCCGGTGTAGCCAGTGTAGCCGGTGAAACCCGTGTAACCTGTGAAACCCGTGAAACCAGTGTAACCAGTGAAACCCGTGAAACCAGTGTCACCAGTGTAACCAGTGTAGCCCGTAGCACCCGTCTCGCCGGTGTAACCAGTGAAACCCGTGTCTCCCTGCGCACCCGTGTCACCCTTGATCTGTCCTACGTCAGACCACACCTCTCCGCTAAACACCCACAGGTCTCCGCTGGTCTCATCAATCACACCGTTGCCCGCCACCGCCGAAGGGAAGGCCGTGTTCAAGGCGATCTGAGGGTCGCCCACAATTTCAGGGATGGAGCCAATGATTACTACACTTGTACCCGCCGCGCCAGTGAAACCGGTGAAACCCGTAGCGCCCGTCTCACCAGTGTAGCCAGTGTAGCCCGTGTAACCAGTGTAACCAGTGAAACCGGTAAAACCAGTGTCACCCGTGTAGCCGGTGTAGCCAGTGTAGCCGGTAAAACCGGTGTAACCTGTGAAACCAGTGAAACCAGTGTAACCGGTGAAACCAGTGTCGCCGGTGAAACCAGTGTAACCAGTGTAACCAGTAAAACCAGTAAAACCCGTGTCACCAGTGTAACCAGTGTAACCAGTGTAGCCAGTGAAACCAGTGAAACCAGTGTAACCAGTGTAACCAGTAAAACCCGTAGCGCCCGTGTCACCCGTGTAGCCAGTGTAGCCAGTGTAACCCGTGAAACCAGTGAAACCGGTGAAACCAGTGAAACCAGTAAAACCTGTGAAACCAGTGTAACCGGTGTAACCCGTGAAACCAGTAAAACCAGTGAAACCAGTGAAACCAGTGTAACCGGTAAAACCAGTGAAACCAGTAAAACCAGTGAAACCAGTGAAACCAGTGTAACCAGTGTAACCCGTAGCGCCCGTGTCACCTGTGTAACCAGTGTAACCCGTATCACCCGTGTCACCAGTGTAGCCGGTGTAACCCGTGTCACCAGTGTAGCCGGTGTAACCAGTGTAACCAGTAAAACCCGTGTCACCCGTGTCACCAGTGTAACCCGTGTAACCCGTGTAGCCAGTGTAGCCGGTGAAACCGGTGAAACCAGTGAAACCGGTGAAACCCGTGTAACCAGTGTAACCAGTGAAACCGGTGAAACCAGTGAAACCAGTGAAACCCGTAGCACCCGTATCACCAGTGTAACCCGTGTAACCCGTGTAACCCGTAAAACCAGTAAAACCAGTGAAACCAGTGAAACCAGTGAAACCGGTGAAACCAGTGTAACCAGTGAAACCAGTAAAACCCGTGTAACCCGTGTCACCCGTGTAGCCAGTGTAGCCAGTGTAGCCCGTAGCACCCGTCTCGCCAGTGTAACCCGTGAAACCCGTGTCTCCCGTGGCCCCCTGGGCGCCCGTGTCGCCCTTAATCTGTCCTACATCCGTCCATGTAACTCCACTGAATACCCACAGATCACCGCTGGTCTCGTCAATTACGCCGTTGCCCGCGACAGCCGAAGGGAATGCCGTGTTCAAGGTGGCCTGAGGATCGCCCCCAACCGTTACCAGGGAGCCAATGATTACTACACTCGTACCCGCCGCACCAGTGAAACCAGTAAAACCGGTGGCGCCAGTGTCTCCCGTGTCACCCGTGTAGCCGGTGTAGCCGGTGTAACCCGTGTAACCCGTAGCGCCCGTGTCACCCGTGTAGCCGGTGTAGCCGGTGTAGCCAGTGAAACCGGTAAAACCAGTGAAACCGGTGAAACCAGTGAAACCAGTGAAACCGGTAAAACCAGTGTAACCAGTGTAACCAGTGAAACCAGTGAAACCGGTGAAACCTGTGAAACCAGTGAAACCCGTAGCGCCCGTCTCACCTGTGTAACCAGTGTAACCAGTAAAACCGGTGAAACCAGTGTAACCAGTGTAACCTGTGGCACCCGTGTCACCAGTGTAACCGGTAAAACCCGTAAAACCCGTGTCACCAGTGTAACCAGTAAAACCAGTAAAACCAGTGTAGCCAGTGTAGCCGGTGTAACCGGTGAAACCAGTAAAACCGGTGAAACCAGTGAAACCAGTGGAGCCGGTGTAACCAGTGTAACCCGTGAAACCAGTAAAACCAGTGAAACCGGTGAAACCAGTGAAACCAGTAAAACCAGTGAAACCAGTGAAACCAGTGAAACCAGTGTAACCAGTGTAACCCGTAGCGCCAGTGTCACCAGTGTAACCAGTGTAACCAGTGTAACCCGTAGCACCCGTGTCACCAGTGTAACCAGTGTCACCAGTGTAACCAGTGTAACCAGTGTAACCCGTGTCACCAGTGTCACCAGTGTAACCAGTGTAACCAGTAAAACCTGTGTCACCTGTGTCACCAGTGTAACCCGTGTAACCGGTAAAACCCGTAAAACCAGTGAAACCAGTGAAACCAGTGTAACCAGTAAAACCGGTGAAACCGGTGAAACCAGTAAAACCAGTAAAACCAGTAAAACCAGTGTAACCAGTGTAACCTGTCGCTCCCGTGTCACCAGTGTAACCAGTGTAGCCAGTGTAACCAGTGAAACCAGTGTAACCAGTGAAACCAGTAAAACCAGTGTAACCAGTAAAACCGGTGTAGCCAGTGTAACCAGTATAGCCAGTGTCACCAGTAAAACCAGTAAAACCAGTAAAACCTGTATCACCCGTGTCTCCCTGCGCGCCCGTGTCGCCCTTGATCTGTCCTACGTCCGTCCATGTAACTCCGCCGAATACCCACAGATCTCCGCTGGTTTCATCGATCACACCGTTTCCTGCCACCGAAGAAGGAAATGCTGTGTTCAAAGTTGTTTGAGGATCTGCTCCTACCGTTGTCAGGGAGCCAATAATAACTACACTTGTACCCGCCGCGCCAGTGAAACCAGTAAAACCAGTAGCACCTGTGGCACCAGTGTCACCAGTGTAGCCTGTGTAACCGGTGTAACCGGTGTAACCAGTAAAACCGGTGAAACCAGTGTAACCCGTGCTACCAGTGTAACCAGTGAAACCAGTGTAACCGGTAAAACCAGTAAAACCAGTGTAGCCGGTGTAGCCGGTGTAACCTGTCGCCCCCGTGTCACCGGTGTAACCCGTGTAACCTGTCGCCCCCGTGTCACCGGTGTAACCCGTGTAACCTGTTGCTCCCGTGTCACCAGTGTAACCTGTCGCTCCTGTGTAACCGGTGTAACCTGTCGCTCCCGTGTCGCCAGTGTAACCAGTCGAACCCGTATAACCGGTGTAACCTGTCGCTCCCGTGTCACCGGTATACCCCGTCGCACCGGTGAAACCGGTGTAACCAGTGGCTCCAATTAAGGAAAACCCCTGATTCCAAGACATTTGAAATCTAATTACGAAATATAAAATTTTATGAGAAATTATGCTTTATACCACAGATAGCCGTCTGTGAAATTGATGTAGAAATCGCCCACGGCACCCAAAGTACCGGGAGGATTTCCAGTATCCCCGTAAATAATCGTTCCCCTCTCACCGGTGTCGCCGGTGTAACCCGTGTCACCAGTATGACCTGTATCTCCCGCAGATCCAGTATCTCCTGTATAGCCAGTATAGCCGGTGTCTCCCGTGGAACCAGTGTCTCCCGTGTAACCAGTAGCACCAGTCGCCCCCGTATAACCACCCCCTCCACCAGTAATAAAATAACTAAATCTTGATACAACTGAATTAATCCAGACGAGATTCGGCGGATTCTCCACTTCATGTAAGACGGGTAATCCAAGTGAATTCAATTCAAAAATATACCCAAACGTGTCATTACCAGGACCACCGCCGATGCCACTAGGGTCAATTGTTGCGTTAAATCCATCCACATCCTCTAACACGAGATCGCACGAACCAGTGGTAACATTCGAGATACTTTTAATACGAAACGCATATCCATACGAATTATTTGCTGTCCACATTCCAACCGCGATATCGGTACAGTAATAGAAATTATTACCGCCATTGTATCCCTGGCCCGCTGTTGTTAGCGTTGTGGTGTATTCATTCATGTTCGCACCCGCTTGAACATTGGTGTAAAGTACTTCTAAGCAAATTGGTGGGTTTAACGGCATTTTCTACTGACCGATACCAATATTTTATATTTATATAGTGGTAAAAAGTGACCAGAAAAATATTTCATGATATAATTATGTAATAAACTATCATAAAATATAATTTAATGTTATCCGGAAACATCAATTCAGAATCTGAAACATAATATATAAAGCGTAGCCCTGTGTATCATTGGCAGTATAGGGAAAATTCACCTTCGTAACATTTGAAAATGTGAGAGTTGTAATACCACTATTCACATTAATTGCTGCGGCTGACACACCAGTTTGTACGCCAAATTGGCGCTGAACATTTATAAATCCCGCGGTTGCGCTGTATACGTAACCCGTTAGTATGTATAGTGGAAGATTTGACGCAGTGTATTTGGCATTCAATGTGAGATTGAAAGTACTCGCATCTGTTCCACCAGCATTATATGTTCCAAAACTTGCGGGGAGAGTTGAGACCGCAGTTGAAAAATTAAAATTTGTAGTTGCACTCGGAACTTTTATTAATCCTATGGTTGTTCCACTTGAACCTGTGTAGCCGGTATCTCCTGTAAAGCCGGTAAAACCCGTAGATCCCGTAAAGCCCGTAGATCCCGCAGACCCTGTATATCCCGTATAACCTGTAAAACCAGTTGCTCCAGTAAATCCTGTATGTCCAGTAGCCCCAGTAGCCCCAGTAAAACCAGTGAAGCCCGTGAAGCCCGTGAAGCCCGTAGCCCCCGTAGCACCGGTAAACCCAGTAGCACCTGTTGCTCCTGTTGCTCCTGTTGCTCCAGGAGGCACTGTAGAAAATATTGCCAGAAAAATTTGATGGTTATTCGCAAAATTGCTACTACCGCCACTTGCTACAAGTGTGATAGGAAACTGGAGATAGCCTGACCCAGTATTAGGTATAGGTGTCCCAGAAACTAGCCATTTTTGATAATTCGCAGAAACATTTTGGTCTTGAATTACTAATGTGTTGCCTTCGACGACAAGATTCAAAAATATATCAATGTCATCTCCATTTTGGTCAATGTGATTTACACGAATGAATGTTGATGCTGTCTGTGTTCCGAAGTTAGACCAGGAAATGTGTCCTGTAGTCGGTGTTGCCCCATTGTCTGCCTGGTAGTTGTATAAAGACGCTGACGCTCCAGGTGTGCCTTGCGCTCCTGTAGCACCTGTAGTACCTGTAGAACCAGTATCACCTGTGAAGCCAGTGAAACCAGTGAACCCAGTGTTGCCAATGTTGCCCGTGAAACCAGTGAAACCAGTGAAGCCCGTGAAACCAGTGAAGCCCGTGAAGCCCGTGAAACCAGCAGAACCAGTGAAACCAGTGAAACCAGTAAAACCAGTGAAACCAGTGAAACCAGTTACTCCTTGAATACCAGCAATACTGAAAGCCCAAGAAAAATAGGTACCACTACCTCCAATTACTAGTGGGGTAAATAATAATGAATTTCCCGTAAAATTAATAATACCCTCCATATAAGCATTATTATTTGTCGTGGCATATGCTCTTACATAGTTGCCAGTAGTAAAGGCAGTATCAATACCACTTGAAAAATTAGTAGTAAAACTTTTTGTGCCAATACCAATTGAGTTGGCACTTACAGATGTTAATCCACTATAACCAAGTCCAGTCGCACCAGTGAAACCAGTGAAACCAGTAGCACCTGTGGCACCTGTGAAGCCAGTAAAACCTGTATCACCTGTTGCACCAGTGAACCCAGTAAAACCTGTGTCACCAGTTGCGCCTGTATCACCAGTGTAACCTGTATCACCAGTGTAACCTGTATCACCAGTTGCGCCTGTATCACCAGTATAGCCTGTGTCACCAGTTGCGCCTGTGTCACCAGTATAGCCTGTATCACCAGTATAGCCTGTGTCGCCAGTTGCGCCTGTATCACCAGTATAGCCTGTATCTCCAGTATAGCCTGTATCTCCAGTCGCTCCAGTATCACCAGCAGAACCAGTATCTCCAGTGGCTCCAGTATCACCAGGAGAACCAGTATCGCCAGTAAATCCCGTGAATCCCGTATCACCAGTCGCTCCAGTATCACCAGCAGAACCAGTATCACCAGTCGCTCCAGTATCACCAGCAGATCCAGTATCACCTGTAAATCCCGTAAATCCAGTATCACCAGTCGCTCCAGTATCACCAGCAGATCCAGTATCACCTGTAAATCCCGTAAATCCAGTATCGCCAGTCGCTCCAGTATCACCCGCAGAACCAGTATCACCAGTAAATCCCGTATCGCCAGTAAATCCAGTATCTCCAGTGGCTCCAGTATCTCCAGTGGCTCCAGTATCACCAGTAAATCCCGTATCGCCAGTAAATCCAGTATCTCCAGTGGCTCCAGTATCACCAGCAGAACCAGTATCGCCAGTAAATCCCGTGAATCCCGTATCACCAGTAGCTCCAGTATCACCAGCAGAACCAGTATCACCCGCAGAACCAGTATCACCTGTAAATCCCGTAAATCCCGTGTCACCAGTTGCTCCAGTATCACCCGCAGAACCAGTATCACCTGTAAATCCCGTAAATCCAGTATCACCAGTAAATCCCGTATCGCCAGTAAATCCAGTATCTCCAGTGGCTCCAGTATCACCAGTAGAACCAGTATCACCAGGAGAACCAGTATCGCCAGTAAATCCCGTGAATCCCGTATCACCAGTCGCTCCAGTATCACCAGTTGCTCCAGTATCACCAGCAGATCCAGTATCACCCGCAGATCCAGTATCACCCGCAGAACCAGTATCACCAGTAAATCCCGTAAATCCAGTATCACCAGCAGATCCAGTATCACCCGCAGAACCAGTATCACCAGCAGATCCAGTATCACCAGTAAATCCAGTCGCTCCCGCAGAACCAGTATCACCTGTAAATCCAGTCGCTCCCGCAGAACCAGTATCACCAGTAAATCCAGTATCACCCGCAGAACCAGTATCACCAGCAGATCCAGTATCACCAGTAAATCCCGTATCGCCAGTAAATCCAGTCGCTCCCGCAGAACCAGTATCACCTGTAAATCCAGTCGCTCCCGCAGAACCAGTATCACCAGTAAATCCAGTATCACCCGCAGAACCAGTATCACCAGCAGAACCAGTATCACCTGTAAATCCCGTAA